ATGCGTAAATTATCACAAGAGGAATTTAAAGAGATATTAAAGAATAGGAACCCAAAAGAAAGGCTTGTTCTAAAAGAGATAGAACTTTTTGATATGGATTTTACAAGTTGGAATTTATCTAATATTGATTTTTCTTTGAGTGCATTCCATCGAGTTAAGTTTGATGAGGCAAATCTAGAATATAGCAGTGTTTTTAATGTGTTATTTGATGAATGTACTGTACGTAAGGCGAATTTTAGACATGCAAATTTAGAATGTGCAGTGCTTCGATATGTAGATATGACTGGCTGTAATATTGAAAGTGCAAATTTATATGGTGCAGTTTTAGAGTATGCCAAATTGGATGGTATTACTTTCGATGAGGATACAAAATGGTTTCATTTACATTGTCCAGAGAAAGGAGCATTTCTTGCATATAAGAAGTGTTTTAATGATCGTTTAGTACAGCTTCTAATACCGGCAGATGCAAAGCGAACTTCGGCTACGTTACCTTCTTGTCGCTGTAATAAGGCAAAAGTTCTTACAATCAAAAGCTTCGACTATAAAGAAAGTTATATGGAAGCTTGGTCTTTAGTAGATGAGAACTTTGTTTATCGTGTAGGTGAATGGGTAGAAGTAAAAGATTTTAATGAGGATCGATGGATGGACTCTACTACGGGCATTCATTTTTGGATGACAAGAGAAGAAGCAAAGAACTATTAAAAGCGAATATTTATTTAAAATACCGTATTATTCATAAGTGAATTTACAGTATTTTTTATGTCTCATCTAAAAGATAATGTAAAAAAACACGCAACGAAATTGCAACAAATTTATAATTTAAGTATGTTATGATAGTAGCATAGAAATAGCTGAGATTTTATCGTGCAAATAAGGTAACTGCTAAAATAAAAAATATATAATGTATTATGTATGTACTAAAGGGCACTTGGTTAATTCTAGGTGTCTTTTTATATTATAATGAGTAAATTAACAAAAATATGTTAACCTTTAATCTAAATTTAATTATTGTAAAAAAAATTAATAATTTTGTAAGATATAAGAGAATTTGTAGGAATTTTATTCTTGATATAGTCAAATATGTAATTATATAATATAGGTATCAAGAATAAGGAGGACAAAATAATGAAAAAGAAAATAGGTCTAATTTTTGCAGCACTATTAATATGCATTTCTTTTGGATTATTAAATAATGATACTGTTAATGCTGCAAATGATGGTAAAAAAACAATCAAAATAAACAACACTACTCTAAGTTTTAATAATATTATTTATGTAGATGCTAATTCTGGTAATGATAAAGTTGCTGATGGGAGTTCTACCAAAGCTTTTGCTAGTGTGGATGAAGCTATTAAAAAGGCTAGTAAGGGTGATGCAATATTCATAAAAGAAGGCAAATATCATTTAAAGCCTATGTTTATTGATGGGTATAGTAGTGCTGGCTTATGGGATATGTATAAAGAAATAACTATAATAGGTGAAAATGATAAAACTATATTAGAATTTTATGGTAAAGAATCTACTAGTAGAGACGGTAACGCATTTTATTTAACAAATGCAAATAGTAAAGTAATGAATTTAACTTATAATTTTTATCCAGGAAAAAGTGGATCTTATAGTAATGCAATTTTTGTAGTATCTAATGCAAGTTTCCATAATTTATTTATTAATGTAAAGGGAGATATACCTTGTTCATATAGTTATTACAACAATAATCCTAAAGATAAACCAGAAATATATAATTGTGTTTTTAAATTAGACAAAGAAGCAAGTGGTGATTATTCAGGAAGACCTTATTATAAAAATTGTATTACAAATTATAAGTTTGGTGGTGGAACAAAAGAGAATTGCTTGGTACAAGAGTTTAATTGGAAAGATATAAAAGAAATTCAATCAAATAAAGAATTTATTGATAAAGGCCTAGGTGTTTATTCAGGTGAATTTGCATGGGGGAAAATACAAATAGGAGATAATACAGAAATTAAAGTAGAGTCTATATCATTAGATAAAACATCTATGGATTTATTAGAAGGTAGTTCAGATAATCTAAATGCTAAAGTATTACCTGAAGATGCTACAAATAAGAAAGTAATATGGTCATCAAGTGATGAAAGTATAGCTACAGTAGATAAAAACGGTAAAGTAACAGCTATAAAAGAAGGACAAGCGACAATAACGGCTAAAGTAGAAGGTACTGATTTAACAGCTACTTGTAAAGTTAATGTTACTAAAAAGGTAGAAGAAAATAAAAATAATGCTATATTAAGTATATCTTTAGTAAATGGAGCTACAAAAGAATATGACGTAAATATGCAGGAAGTAGAAAAGTTTATAAACTGGTTTGAGGAAAGATCTAATGGTAAAGGTCCATCATTATATTCATTCAATAAAAAGATTAATCCTTATAAAACAGTTAAAGAATATATAGTACATGATAAGATAGCATCTTTTGAAGTAAGAGAATATGAAGGAACAAATAAATAATTAAATATCAAAGAGCACTTAAGGAATATAAACCTTAGGTGCTTTTTGCATACCTAAAATTGATTAGGAAACTATATTCATATTAAATAAAATATGGGAGGTGGGAGGTTGAAGGTAGAAAAGATATTAAAAACACAACAACCAGGAATACATAAGCAATTAAATAAAAATAGAAACCAAAATAAAAAAAATCTAGGAGAGGTAAGAAAGAAGAAAACCTCTCCTTTTCTGATATTATGGATCTTATGAGTAATGATAGCTATATTGTAGGGGTAAAGGTGGGAGTATAAAGCAGAGAATATGGGAAAAATAGAGTAAGTTACTTAAATATAATTATGTAAAGTAAATTTAAAAGTAAACTAAATTAAATTAAGCAATATTAGAACAACAGGAATATAGTTAATAATATATTATAAATGGAATATATTTTCTGAGAGGGACATATAAAATAGTATTGAGAAACTTCAATATTATTTTAAAGTAGGATATAAAATGAATTTAAAAAAATTACTAATTCCTTGTATAGTAGCAATAACCCTCTTTGGTACAGCAATAATCCCAAGTACAGTTGTTAATGCAGCTACATCTTGTCCAAATTGTGGAGAGAGAGTATATCCAGGACAAAATCATGTTTGCAGTTGGTATACTGCATAAGTGTGTATATACGAAATAGAGAAATTATATTAATCTTATATTAACTAAGGGTCACCTATAAATAATTAATTTTATAGGCGACCTGTGTTTTAATCTAATTATATTGAGTATAGGCATTAAATAATAGATTAGAAAAATGTGAAGAGCAAATAAAAAAGAATTGGATTAAATAAAAAAACTCTTAACAGGGCTCTTTTTTATAAAATAAAGAGGATGGCATTGTGAAGCTAACACTAAAACAAAAAATATTAATGCTTAGAAGATACGAATGTAAACATAAATTAGGTATAAATAATACATAATTTAATAAAATGGTTAGCATACTAATATATAAAAAGAGGTGAGCATATGCCAAGTGAAGATAAATGGGAATTTTATAAAAATAGCGATGGAAAATGGAGATGGAGAAGAACGGCTCGTAATGGGAGAATAGTTGGTGCTTCTGATGAGGGATATGTGAATAGATTAGATTGCATAGGAAATGCTAAAAGACATGGTTACAAAGGTTAAGTTTTAAAGGACTAATAAGAGCCTTTTTTTATTTTCAAAACAAACAAAGTAACTAGCAACGAGGTGGTGGGATGGAAAGTATAAGAGGACCAGATATAAAAGTATAGGTAGAAAGAGATTATATATCTGGGATCAATTTAATTGTTATAACGGTAGTGATTATGGTACTGAAGTATTTACATACGGAGGTAAGGAGCTACAACAAGCTAGAGCAGTATTAAATAATATTTGCGTTTTAGGATATACAAACAGAGGGTTAAAAGATGGTTCTGGCTTTTATGTATTGAAAGATACTAAAGCTAAAGCTATGCTTATAGAATGTTGTTTTTGTGATAATGTTGGAGATATGGGCAGATATAATGTTGAAAATATGGCAGATGCCATAGTAAAAGGTTTAGTAGGCAAAACTACTTCTACAACATCAAATAGCAAACCAAGCAAATTTAATCCAGTACAAACTAATAAGAAACATTCATTAATAAATCAAATCTATGCGGAAATGTCTAGACAGGGTTTTAATATTCTGCCTACTTCCAGGTAAGGCGCTAGAGGTGAAATTACAAAGACTATACAACAAATGCTTATAAATATAGAATATCCAGTAGGTAGCTATGGAGCAGCTGGAGTTTTCGGAAATGGCACAGTAACAGCAGTCGAAGCATTCCAGAGAAGTTGGAACCTTGCATTATATGGAACTGTAGGTAAAGATACATGGAAAGCTTTATTTAGAAATTTAGAATAGACAAAAAAGGTGGTCTAAAGATTTATTCTCTAGACCGTAGACCACATTTTTGTAGAAAAAATCTTTTAGATTGTAATTAATGAAAAATTATATTTACTTTTGCTTAGACTTTTATAAAAATCTATTAGCGCTCTCTTTTCGTTTTTATTAATTAGTTTAAAGCAGGAAATATATCTTAGTATTTTATTAGTAAATATATTTAAAGCAGGAAATATATCTTAGTATTTTATTAGTAAATATATGCACTATAATCTTAGTACACTATTCCCATAGGATGTGAAGCTTTTGCTAGTGTTGATAGTGGAACTGTATATACACCATGGTTAAAACCTGCTGAATCTATAAAGTTTATATGATATTGTCCATTATTATACGAATATCCTATTAGCGTTATATAATGAGATATAGCTTTATTACCATTTGAATTATATCGTAGTAGTAGTTTTTATTGGTACATTTAGAACAATGACATTGTTAGGAGATGCATCTAAGGAATTATCTAATTTATAAGCGTAGATAATCTAATATCATAAACTTCACTCCTTAATAACATAATATTCCTCCTTATTTTTTAACCTTAGCCATATTAAAACTAGAGGTAATGCATATAGGAGAAATATTAAAATTCTAAAGATTGGTTATGATATTATATCCAGATTTAGAAAAATTAATCAATCAGAAATATATAAGATATAAATTTTTAAAGGTACTCCTATAATGGAAGTATCTTCTTTTCTATAGATGTTTACTCAATTCTTAACAGATTCTAACGTGTAGGTTTTGTTAGCTATACTACTAAATAAAGTAAGGATTGAATAAAAAGATAAGGAATTAATGCTTCGTTCTCAGCACTGGTTTCTTATGTTCTTCTATACTGTTTCAATAATAATTCGTATGCCTCTTGTGCAAGTTTAGTATCATCAGAATCGAGTTGTTTTTTTAATTCATCAATCTTGGAAATATAATCATCTAGTAAATATACAGTGTATTTCTTTAATGCTCTACCTGAGTTGTCTATTTTATCAGTTTCTTCTCCGTTTTCAATATTATAATAATTAATGCTGATGTTGCTATTATGAGTTATTGTTGAGTAGGTATTGTTGTTTATATGCACATCTATATCTTTTTCTATATCGTCACTTATGTCAATATTAGATTTTCTATTCTGAGTATCATCAATTTTAGGTTCTTGATCTTGTGTCATATCGTATACATCCCCCTTTTTAATTTGATAATCGCTTGCATATAATTTAACTTTATAATAATTATATAAAGTGGCAAAAAATTCACAAAAATAAGAAATTTTAATTAAGGTGCTAACTTATTTATTTATTTTATTCAAAAGTATAGTAGGAATTTTTTTACATATGTAGAATTATAAATATAATAGTTTTCTATAACTTATTATCAAAGTCCTTCTTGAATAAAAAGGAGCTCATGTATATAGTGGGGGCTCTTTTTTATTTTTGATGAAATTTAAAAAAAATAATAATTTATTAATAAAAATTTAAAATAATTATTCAATTTCAATTTAGAGATATATTAAAATGTATAAAAAAACAAAAAAATGTAGGATGAAAAAAGAAGGAATTCAATTAATTGTAAAGAATATAGATATTAATGGTAAAAATACAAAATAAATAGACAAATAGGAGGAATCAACATGAGGAAAAAGACAACCATATTAAGTATCTTTTTAGCTGTTTTTATGATTTTAGCTCTAAATATGGGACAAGTTAAAGCGGCAGCAACTAGATAAGATATAGTAAATTATGCTAAACAATTTCAAGGAGTTCCATATGTTTGGGGAGGTAAATCACCAAGTGGATTTGATTGTTCAGGCCTTGTATACTATGTGTATAAAAATGCTGCAGGTATAGAATTGCCAGGAGATACATATGGACAGATCACAAAAGGTACTCCAGTATCACAAAGTAATTTACAACCAGGAGATTTAGTATTTCCACATACAGGTCATGTAGGTATATATGTTGGAAATGGACAAATGATACATGCTCCAAAGGCAGGAGATGTAGTAAAGATTGCACCTATATATGGATTTTATGCAGGTAGAAGAATTATAAATAAACAACAACCTTATGTTAAAGTAGATGGTTGGGGGGCATTACCTCATAATGGTACCTCAGCAATGAATTTAATAATAAAAGACTACTCTGATGATGTAGCTAGAGTTTTTGCGTGGGTTGATAATGATTCAAATTCATCTTGGGCATTTGAAAAAGTACCGGAAAATGACAAGTATACAAAATTGTATAAAGGAACAAATAGATATATAAATTTTAGAAATGGTGGACAACCTTTTACACCAGGCGCAAGTTATAGAATAACAGTTAGAGGTTATGATAATAATAGAAAGGTTATATGTACAGAAACTATAAGTTTAAAAGTACCAAATGCAATAACAAATCCATCAGCTAAACCAGTTTTATCAGGTTCATTTACTGTAACATCACCAACAGTAGCAAGGGATTATCCAAGACAAAACGGTTCAGTAACTAGAAATTTAAAAAAAGGTGATAAAGTAGATGTATATGCTGTGTATGGAGATTGGTATTTAGTTGCAAGAGGAACACCTCAATGGGTAGAAAAACAATATTTAACAAGATAGATAATTGAAAGCAGTCTATAATTGAGCTGCTATTTTTTTGCTATTTAAAGGAATTTTTTAATATTTATAGAATATTAAATATAATGCTTCCTAATAGGTTAAATATAAATATCCTTATTTAAATAAAAGAACCCCAATAAAAGGGGTTCTTTTGTGTGGAATTAATATATTGGTATAGTGTCTTGGTTTATTTTCATTATATCCAGATGTAGAAAAATTAATCAGGAATATATAATATGTAAATTTTTAAAGGTACTTCTGTAATGGAAGCGCCTTCTTTTTTGCATGGAAAAGCTATTATAATTTATATAAATTTATCATAAGAGGTATTGATTTATTATACTACGTGCAGTGCAATTATGATTGTAAGAAGGTGAGGAAAAAAGGCGGTTAAATTAATAAGAAAATTAAAAAAGCTTGATATTTAAAATAGTTATGTAGGAGATTTTCGAATGGTAAAAACTAAACAGACAATAGCCAATCAGAATTGGGAAAAGAAAAATAGAGAGTATGCAAGCTTAAAAAGTCGAAGTAGTGCTGCTTTATTAGGAATAAAGCAACACTAAAGGATATAGAAGAACTTAGGAATATATTAAAAGAAAAAGAAAAGTTGTTAAAGCAAGAATAGAGGGGAGATTTAAAATGAAAAAGGTGGCTATAATTTTATTAACAGACTTATTAATAGGAGCTTCAACTAGATTTGTTGGTGTAGCCAATACGATTGAAGCAGCAGAACATAATTGCCCAGAGAATGGAGAGTATATGTATTGTTTAGATAAAACTACACCGCTATGGATATCTATATATGATGTCTATAAAGAAGAAAAATTTATTTGTTTACGACAACCAAATACAAATAAATTTATTAAACTATCAGAATTAAAGTAAAAATCAAAGAGGTGGCTTTCTAAGTGAAGCTATCTCTTTTTAATTACTTGTAACAACTTGTAACAATATGTACAAAGTTTGAAGTTTATGTAAAGAAAATATATAATTATTATGGAATATATTACATATAATAGAAAATGCAAGGAGGTTATGACATGGGAGAAAAAATTAAAAAACCATTCTATAAAAAAATATGGTTTTGGGTAATCGCAGTTATAGTTGTAGGAGGTGTTATTGTTAATATGCAAGATACCCCTAAAAAAGTAGGACAAACAAATGCAAAGGTAGAGGAGAATAAAGAAGAAGCAAAATCTAAAACTTTTAAGGTTGGCGATGTTGTAGAATTAAAAGATTTAAAAGTTACAGTTAATAAGGTTTATACAGTTGCTGGGGATGAATTTAGCAAACCTAAAGATGGTAACGAATATATTGCAGCAGACATTACACTAGAAAATACAGGTAAAGAAGAAAAAGCAGTATCTTCAATTGCAATGTTTAAAGTTGTAGATAAAGACGGTAGGCAATGCGAATATTCAGTTATGGGGTTATCTGCTGCTAAAGATGGACAAATGGACGGAACTCTTGGAGCTGGAAGAAAGATGACAGGAGCTTACGTTGTAGAAGTACCAAAAGGCACTACTGGATTAGAATTAGAATTTGATAGTTCTTTACTTTCTGGTGGGCAGGTTATAGTAAAATTAAACTAAACATATAAACAAAAACCGTACTAAAAACGTACGGTTTTTGTTTGGTTTTATAAAAATAGATAAATTAAAGTAGTATGATTGGCCAGGTAATGTAAGAGAGCTTAGAAATGTGGTAGAAAGAGATTATTATTTAAGCGATACAGGCACAGTTTCACCTCACTATATTGAAAAAAATATATTTTTAGAAATCAATAATGAGGATCATGGAAATAAGGATATAAATATTATTCCCATGGGAAAGTTGGAAAAGGAAAATATTGAAAATGCTATAGAAAAATGTGATGGAAACTTGGCTAGAGCAGCAAGGCTATTGAATATTGGTTGATCTACATTGTACAGAAAAATAAAAAAATATAATATAAAATGATTAGTAATTCTACAGCAATAAACAAAATTTAATAAATAACATAGAAGAGTTTGATTCTCTAGAATCTTAAATTTTTTAGAGTAGATCAAACTCTTTTTACTTATACTAGTTATATAAACTGAACTTTAATTTAGATAAAGTTTTTGCTCCATCTAAACTTTATTTAAAATAAGCAAGATACTTTGAAATTTTTATATATAATATAAAAATAATTAGAAATAGCTGTAGCAGAATAACTTTAAGTAAAAAATGAAGCTAAGTTTTTAAAAAATAAACTTATAAATTTATAAAAGAGGTTTAATAAATTTAAATTTGAGTAACATCCGTTACAGAGTTTAATTATTAAGTTATATAAAATTAAGTAGAAAATATAAATAAGATTTAAATGAAGTGAGATATTATTTATAAGAAAAAACCTTTTAAACTTCAGAAGAATTTCATATATGGAGGTATTGCTATGAGTTTATATTTGGGAAAGATACACTTAATATATCATAAGTGTTTAAATTCGAAGGATTGTTATTAAGACGGCAAAAATACGTCAAAAAATTTTTTCGATAATATTTGTTGCGTGTTCCATCATCTCATCCGTTACATGAGAATAAATTTTCATAGTCATTTCTATATCGTGCCCTAAAATATTTGCAGCAGTTTTAAAATCCATTCCGCTAGATATTAATTTTGTAGCATAAGTATGTCTTAACTCATGTATGCTTATACCATATCCAAGCTTTTTATATTCCCTTCGTATATTACTAGCACTTGAAATAGTGTTTTTATAGTTCACTATTCTGTTATCTATATTAACAACTTTTTTGTATGTTTTTAAATAAATAAATATAATTTTAGGACATGGAACTTTTCTATAAGAGTTTTTACTTTTTAATTCACCAAATCCGAACTTACCATCCTTATTTAATTTCCATTGCTTATTTACAATTATAGTTTTATTTATTTCATCTATATTATCCCATGTAAGACCAAGTATTTCACCTATTCTAAGACCACATTTAGAAGCAAGTAGAGTCATAATGTAGTATTGCTTATTTTCTATCTTGCTTAATAAATCATTTAATTCAGTATCATTTAATACTTTTTTCTCGTTTTTATTTTTATTTGGAATATATCTTATATTTTTTACGGGATTTGTAATTATTATTTGATATTGATTAATAGCAGAATTAAAAATTGCAGCTAACTTTTGTATATACGTTTTTATAGTATAATCTTTTAAATTCATTTTAACTAAATCATCTACACAATTTTGGATATGTATTTGTTTTATATCACAAATTTTCATGTTATATAAAGATTTAAATTTTTTTAATGCAGTTTTATAACCTACTAAGGTATAAGGCTCTACATGTAAACTTATATGTTGCAAATGAATATCAATAAACTCTGCGAAAGTTATATTATTATAATTATTATTTAAATCTATTTCATTTTTTAATTTTTCTTTTAATTCTTCCAATGCTTTATCTGCAGCTTTCTTAGCTTCAGATTTCTTTTTAAATCCTTGTTTAGCCTTTTGTTTCCATTTCCCATTTAATTTATAACTAATTATAAATTGTATTCCTTTATCTTTCTCTCTATAGGTTATGTTATAATCCATTTAATTACGCTCCTTCCAAAACATATGTTCTAATTTATCTGCAAAAAAAAATTAATAAATAATTAATGCGAATTACTTAACATTTTATGACGTAGTTTTAAAAGTTCAAGTGGTATATATTCAGCTTTTGAAATATATTCAAAAGAATAGCCTTCATAGTGAAAAAATATATCAGAAGAAATTAATAAACTAGCAGCAAACATATTAGCTTGACGTTCTAATTTATTTATAGAATAAAATGTATTATTTATTAAAAATGGTGTGTTAGCGTTAGGGTGATGGATAGCATGTCCTAACTCATGAGCACATGTAAATAATTGCTTAGAGTAAGTTAAATCACTATTTACATGTATTATTTTTTGTTTAACAAATTTATTATAGTATCCATTAATAGATCCAAGAGGTTCTTTAATAACTATAATATTTTTAGCATTAGCAATATCGAAAGGATTATTCGTTTTATATTGTTTTACTAATTTATTAACACTTTCGTGTATTATGTTTTTCATTATACCCACCCCTTAAAATTATTTCTTATACTTTTTAGGAGTATATTTTTTCTTAGCTATTTCTTTAGCTAACCTCATAGAATTTTCTAAGCTTATTTTTAATAATTCCCTTGTTTCATCATCTATAGGTTCACCATCAAACATTAATCCATCTTGTGAGTTTTCTAATTGATTTAGTGTTTCATTAAGAGCTTTTTTTATATCTTTTTCATCTTTTTCAGTTAATTTAATGATTTCTTCTTCTGATGCAATATCCTCTGATAGTAAAAAATCAACTGACACACCAAAAAAATCAGCTAATTTTATTAATGTTTTTCTACCAGCTGGTCGCTTATTGCCTTCAATCATACCAATCGTGGATTGAGCTATATTTAATTTATTTGCTAACTCGTGTTGAGTTAATTTTTTATTCTCCCTTAATTGTTTAATTTTATCACCTAGCATAACAAATTCACCTCTTAGGATAATTTTATCACATTTTAGGATAAAATCAATAGGAAATTTAAGATAAATAAAGAATTTTAAAGAAATGTAAATATAATCTTCTATATTATCCTAATTTGTGATAAAATAGAAGTTTAATATTATCGCAAAATAGGATAATATATAGCCATAGTAAGAAAAACAAATCACCGAACATAACAGATTAATCAAAGAAAGGATGTGATAACAAATGAAAATAACACCAATAAAGATAAGAAGAATTAACATCGGGTTAGACACTAATGAGGCTGTTGAAAAGCTTGGTATAAGTAAAAGTACTTTCTATAAATTAGAACAGGGGCATACAACACCAAGTGCAAAGTTAATTAGTAAAATTGCTAAGGTTTACGAATGTACAATAGATGAAATATTCAAAGATTTAAAAATTAATTAGAAAGGGGACAAGTTAAATGAAGTCAACTGTATTAACTCCTCGACAATTAGCTGAAAGATGGCAGATATGTTTAACAAAAATTTATGAGGATAATAATGCTGGTAAATTACCTCATTTAAAAACCAATAAAAATAGATTTCCTTTGATAGCAATAGAAGAAATGGAGAACGAACCCTTGTTTAATAAATATGATATTAAAACTCCTAGCGAAAGAAGACTAGAGAGGGAATTACAAGAATGGCAGTTTAAATATGAAACATTAAAAAATTGTATAAATAATGCATTACCAGAATTACTTAAGACAATGAATTTATAAATTTTATAGGAGGTAAAAGCATGGAAAAGGTAAATCTAACTATAGAAAATGGACAACCTGTAGCAACGGAAACAACAAATTTGACACCTATAGAAGTTGTATTGGAAATTGATGAAGAAGGCAGAACTACAGCTAGAAAATTATACAACTTTTTAGAGTTAGCTAAAGGGCAATTTTCAAGATGGGCAAAAACAAATATCTTAGAAAATTCATTTGCAATAGAAGAAGAGGATTATAAAGGGTTCGACATTGTTGTCGAGGGCAACATAACTAAAGATTATAAGTTAAGTGCATCTTTTGCTAAAAAGTTAGCGATGGGTACTCACAACTTCAAAGGCGAAGCAGCAAAGAACTATTTTATAAAAGTAGAGGAAAAACTTAAACAGAAGATAATAAATACATCTAATTTAAGTCCAGAGCTACAAATGTTTAATAATTTATTTAAAGCATTAGCAACTACAGAATTAGAACAAAAGGAATTAAATGCAGCAGTACAAGAAACTAAAGAAGAGGTACAAGCTATTAGGGATGTAGTTAAATTAGATACTACATCATGGAAAGAAGATTCTACTAAGTTAATAAATAAAATAGCTCAAACTTTTGGTGGGAATGAATACATCAGGGAAGTAAGAAGAGAGATTTATAAATTACTAGATAAAAGAATGGGTGTAAATTTAGAACAAAGACTTACTAATAAACGTAGAAGAATGGCAGATGAAGGTGTGTGCAAGTCTAAAAGAGATAAATTAAATAAAGTAAGTGTAATAGGTGATGACAAGAAGCTTATAGAGGGCTATGTATCTATAGTTAAGGAAATGGCTATTAAATATGGGGTAAAAGCTTAGGAGGTGTAGATATTGACTGCAATAGGGCAAGCTATAACAACACTATACAGTCTAATTGCAATTACAGCGCTTATGATACTGGATTTGAAAAGATTACTAAAAGAAAATAAGGGAGGTTGGATAATAGTTGCTTTATCCCCAGTATTCATATTACTTGTAAATATAATTTAGGAGGTGAGGTGTAAATGGTTAATGCAGAGGAACATTTAGGGATTGTATATGCTATTACAAATAAAAGATATAAACAATTTAAGCATAAATACTCTTATGAAGATTTATTCCAAGAAGGATGTTTAGGTCTTATGAAAGCTGCAAATAGATTTAATAGTAGCAGAGGGATAAAGTTTAGCACATATGCTTACCCTTATGTAGATGGACAAATTTTAAGAATGATAGAAAGCGATAAATGGTATGGTAAAAATAGAAAGGAGAGATTTGAGAAAAGTGCTCCATATAGTTTAGATGCAGCCATAAAAGGGCTCGAAAATGAAATGCCATATATAAATTTAATCGGAAATGATGACTTTAACTTTGAAAAGATAGAAGTGAAAATCTTAGTAGATGAGTTACCAAGTGATTTAAAAGATATTGTAAATATGATATACATTGAAGGCTTTACACAAACAGAAATTGCCAAGATAATCGGTTGTTCTCAAATTAGTATTAGCAGATTAAAAAAAGAAGCTTTAGATTATTTAAGATTTCAAGTAAGTAGTATAAAAAAAGAGATGGCTTAAGCCACCAATAAATTTAATTAAAAAACCTAAATACATTATAACAGAAAGGAGATAGATCTGTAAATGTTTGTATCTAGAATTAAGCTTCTGAAAGAAGAAATACACAGCTTATCTGAATTAAAAGACCTAGAAGATTTAGTTATAAATACAATGGGCGAAGATGCGTGGAATGCAATTATGTATTTTCATGAATCTAAAATACAGGAACTTAAAGAAAGCGAAGTATATGTGAAGGAAGATATTAAAGATTATGATTTATTACTAACAGCTTTAAGAAGTGGAATAAATGAAGAAATAGAAACAATTAAAAAGTTAATTAATAAAGTAAACGAAGCTAAAAGATTGGATAGAAGAAGTCTAAATAATGAATTACGAAGAATCATTATCAGATTAGAAAATAATGAAGGTTATTTTTAACTAAAGGGAGGTAAATAATTGGCTAAAAAAGTAGCTATGGTTAAGTTCCTAAGAGGAAGTTTTGACCAAGAATATTCTTATAAAACAGACATAGAGGACTTAAAAGATGGCGACGTATTAGTTGTAGAAGCTAATGACTCATATTCAATAGCAATATTTCAAAGATATTCAGAAACTAAAAGTAGAGTGGAGCAAGCGACTAAATGGGTAGTTCAAAAAGTTGATATAAAAGCTCATGAAGCAAAAATGTTTCTAGGAGATTCTGATTAATGGACAAGAACTATGAAATTATCCAGGATATTTTAACTAGAGCTATTGAAATTACAGTTACTCAAAAGCAAGATGTATCTTGGGAGTTTTATCCCCTAACTAAAACCTTAAAAATATCTATCCCATTCAATGATGGTACCTTAGTAAAAACATATAGGGTAAAAGTTGAAGATACAGAATGCTTAAAAATTATTCAAAAAGAATTAATGAACATTCAAACTAACAATTTAGAAGATGACTTTCTTGGTGATTAAACCATTTAATAAATTTAAGGAGGAAAAATAATTATGAAAATTACAGCAGAATTTAATTCAAATGAGGAGTTATTAAATTTTATTAATACTTTTGGTACTACTAACATTATACAAAAGATAGAGCCTAAGCAAGGAGGACAAGCATCTATAGAAAAGAAAGGAGAAATCAAGGAAACTACTAAAAAAGAAGTTAAGAAAGATATTAAAAAAGAGGAATCTAAATCAGTAGATCCACCTAAACAAGATACTAAGAAAGAAGAAAATCCACCAGCAGAACAAACTAAGAAAGAAGATAAACCAGTAGAAGAACCTAAACCAGAAATTACAAAAGAAATGGTAAGAGCAGTATTTACAAAGTTAATACAAGCAGGCAAACAGAAAGAAGCTAAGGAGATAACACTAAAATATGGTGCTAGTAAACTGCCTGAATTAAAAGAAGAACACTATGCTGCAGTAATAAAAGAAGTGGAGGCGCTACTATAATGACAAAACATGCAATACTTAGTGCTAGTGGGGCAAGTCGTTGGCTTGCGTGCCCACCTAGTGCAAGACTAGAACAAGATTTCCCTAATAAAAGTAGTGAATTTGCAAAGGAGGGAACTTTGGCCCATGAGCTTGGGGAGTTAGGTTTAAAGAAAAATTTAGAACTTATATCCACAAGGAAATATAATTCTGAAGTTAAAAAAGTACAATCAGATAAGCTTTTTACTGCAGATATGCCAGATTATGTAGATATGTATGTTGAGACATGCATGGAGAAAGTTGCAGAGGCTAAAGCTAAAACACCAGATGCATTATTTAAAATAGAACAAAGATTAGATTTTAGTGAATGGGTACCTGATGGTTTTGGTACTGGGGATTTTGTAATAATTGCAGATGGAACAATGGAAATATGTGATTTGAAGTATGGTAAGGGTGTTCCTGTATCAGCTATAGAAAATAAGCAAATGAGATTATATGCATTAGGAGCTATAGCAGAGTTTAGTTTTTTATATGATATAGAAAATATAAAAATGACAATTATACAACCTAGATTAGATTCTATATCTACAGATGAAATGTCAGTAGAAAGTTTACTTAAGTGGGCAGAAGAAGAATTAAAACCTATAGCTAAATTAGCTTTTGAAGGTAACGGAGAATTTTGTGCAGGAGATCACTGTAAATTCTGTAGAGCTAAGGCAGTATGTAAGGCTAGAGCTGATAAGAATATGGAACTGGCTAAGTATGATTTTCAAGAGCCAAATACCCTAGACAATAACGATATAGCCTTTATTCTAGGTAAAGCTGACGAACTCGTTAACTGGGCTAAAGACGTACAAGAATATGCATTAGAACAGGCATTAAAGGGTGAGGAATTTGACGGGTTTAAGGTCGTAGAAGGTAGAAGCAATAGGAAGTGGACTGATGAAGAGAAAATAGGAAAAATACTTTTAGGACAAGGATTCTTAGAAGATATTATATATACTAAAAAACTTACAGGAATTACAAATATGGAAAAAGCTATAGGTAAGAAAGAAGTTACTAAGTTATTAGGTGATTATATTATAAAGCCACAAGGCAAGCCAACTTTAGCAACTATAACAGATAAAAGACCGGTTTATAATTCTGCTGAAGCAGATTTTAAATAAAGAGGTATCTTATGTATATGGATTATGTAGAAGAAGAGATACAAAAAGAAAATTATTATAAAGAGGAGAGATTGATTATGATAAAAGCAAAAAGAACAGGAACAAAGGTAACTACAGGAAAGGTTAGATTAAGTTATGCACACTTATTTGAACCTCATGCAATAGAAGGAAATGAACCTAAATACTCAGTAAGTGTAATAATACCTAAGACAGATACAGAAACATTAAAAGCTATTAAAGAAGCTACTAATGAGGCTAAGGAACTAGGAAAATCTAAATGGAATGGTAAAGTACCAGCAACTCTTAAGACACCTTTAAGAGACGGAGATACAGAAAGACCAGAGGATGAAGCTTATGCTAATTGTTATTTCTTGAATGCTAATAGTAAAAATAAACCTGGTGTGGTTGATAAAAATGTACAACCTGTGTTAGATGCTACAGAAGTATATAGCGGTTGCTATGCAAGACTTACTCTTAATTTCTATGCTTACAGTGCAAGTGGTAATAAAGGTATCGCTTGTGGATTAGGTAATGTTCAAAAGTTAGAAGATGGTGAACCTCTTGGAGGGTTCACAAGAGCAGAGGACGACTTTGATTCTGTAGAAACTGCAGAAGATGATTTCTTAGGCTAAAATATATAGGGTGAGTACTAAACTCACCCTTAATTATACAATATGTATATTCAAGAATAATGTTGGAATATGCGGAAAGGGTAATAAATTGAATAAAATGTTAATGTGGATAGCAATTATTTTAATAGCCTTAAGTGGTTTCTCAATTCAAATTAATTCATTTGAATTTGAATGGTTAGGAGTGTTAGAAACCATCTATAGAATATTACTTAAAATATAAAGTAACACAAAGGATGGTGAATTTATAAGTGGATAAAAGAATAGAAAAAATAGCAAAGAAAATTATTAAATTTAGACATGATAGTTCTGCTTTTTATAAATTTGATAAATATTTAAAAATTACAAAAGTAAAAATAAATAAATTAGAACTAATTGAACCTACAAAAGGAGGAGATCTGTATAAAGTTCATTATAAACCTGGATTAAATAAATGGAATCCTTTTGCATGGATAATAGTTATAATCCCATCATTTTTAATATGTATGTATGAAGGTGTAAAAGAGGCTTTAGAAGATTTGCAATCATTTGAGGATGGAGAGTATTCAGAAACAATTAAAATTAAGGATTAAGCCACAATATAAATACTTTAAGAAAGATGGTGATATTTATTGATACTTTATCTATAGACGTTGAGACATACAGCAATATAGACATAAAGACTTCAGGTGCTTATAAGTATTGCGAATCTCCTGATTTTGAAATATTACTATTTGCTTATGCTTTTAATAATGAACCAGTGCAGATAATAGATTTTGCACAAGGTGAAGATTTACCACAGGAAGTTATACAAGCTCTTGATAATCCATCTATATTAAAAACAGCTTTTAATGCTAACTTTGAAAGAAATGCAATAAAAAATGATATGTTTTTCCCTAATGGTATGCCACCAGAACAATGGGAATGTACAATGGTAAAAGCTTTAACCCTAGGGCTACCAAGTTCCCTGGATATGGTTGGTAAAGCTTTAAAGTTTGAAGAAGACAAGCAAAAGATGAAAGAGGGCAAAGCATTAATACAATATTTTTGTAAGCCTTGCAAACCTACTAAAGCAAATGGTAAGAGAACCAGGAATCTTCCAAAACATGATATGGAGAAATGGGAACTATTTAAAGAATACTGTAAGCGAGATGTTGAGGTAGAAAGAGAAATAAGAAATTTATTAAATAGATATGAAACTAAAGTAGAAGAACAAAAATTATGGCAGCTGGATCAACACATAAATGACAGAGGCATTGGCACTGATTTAATACTTATAAAACAAGCTATTGAATGCGATACAAGCTATACTGAAAGATTAACAAAAGCTGCCATTAAACTTACAGGACTTGAAAATCCAAACAGTCCCACACAAATAAAAAAATGGATTGGTGAAAGAATTGGAAGAGAGGTAAAATCTTTAACTAAAACAAGTATTCCAGGACTTATTGAAGAAGCTAAGTCTTTAAATAAAAGTGAAGTTATAAAAATGTTAGAACTAAGGCAACTAATGGCCAAAACCTCTATTAAGAAATATGACACAATGCAAAATGCAAGATGTAAAGATGGTAGAGTAAGAGGTTTATTACAATTCTATGGAGCTAACAGGACAGGCAGATGGGCAGGAAGATTAGTACAAGTACAAAACTTACCTCAAAATCATTTGCCCGATTTAGACAATTCTAGGAATTTTGTTAAAGAAGGAAAATTTGAAGAAGTAGAATTTTTATTTGATAGTGTTCCAGATACATTAAGCCAGTTAATAAGAACAGCTTTTATACCTAGAGAAGGTGATAGGTTTATAGTATCAGATTTTAGTGCTATAGAAGCTAGGGTTATTGCATGGTTTGCTGGAGAACAATGGAGATTAGATGTTTTTAAAACACATGGAAAAATATATGAAGCTTCAGCTAGTCAAATGTTTAAAGTTCCAATAGAAAGTATAAAGAAAGGTTCAGAGTTAAGACAAAAGGGAAAAATAGCAGAATTGGCACTTGGGTATGGCGGAAGTGTTGGAGCTCTTAGTTCAATGGATAGGAAAAAGAGTATTCCAGAAGAAGAACTTCCTGGACTAGTTAAAAGTTGGAGAAATGCTAACCCTAATATAACTAAATTTTGGTGGGATGTAGATAAGGCAGCTAAAAAAGCTATCAGAGAAAGAACTACTGTAAATTTACAGTTTGGACTTAAATTTATATATGATCCAGGAGTTTTATTTATACAATTGCCTAGTGGAAGAAAGCTAAGTTATATAAGGCCAAAGATAGAACCTCATCAAACTTTTAGTGGGGATAAAATTACCTATGAGGGTATGGAACAAACATCTAAGCAATGGAAAAGAATAGATACTTATGGTCCTAAATTAGTGGAGAATATAGTACAAGCTACATCTAGAGATTGTTTAAGAGAAGCTATGTTTAGAGTAGATAAAGCAGGGTATGACATAGTAATGCATGTGCATGATGAAGTTGTATTAGACATACCAAAAGATAGAGCTACAGTTAAAAAAATAAATGAATTAATGGGTCAGTCAATAGAATGGGCTCCAGGATTACCTTTAAAAGCTGATGGATATGAATGTAATTATTATATGAAAGATTAGTAAATGTTAAGAGGAAATGAGGATAAAAAATATCCTCAAATAATAATAATTTGTTTCCAATGTTTAATAATACAACTATCTTTAGTCCAGTTTCCTAAAATACCAATGATTACTGAAGAATAATCTTTTTTGGTGTTAAATATTTTATTTTTAGTTTTTATATAATGTTCATCACTATCAAACTTGACAGTTAGTCTATGTTTGTTTTTACATGAATTATCCAATGGATAATTAAACATTATATTATGGATCTTATCATCAAATTGATGAAATTTAACTTCCACTAATTTTAATCCCCATATACCCTTGGTAAAAAAGAAGTTTGTTCTAGAATCCGCAATGAGATCCTTAACTTTTAAATTATTATTAATATAATAATTTATATCATGGCCCTTACAAAAGTAATATAAATTACTAGGAGTGGTAATTGGTTCTAAACTACATTTAGAATTAGGGGTGCTGGATTGATTTTTCTTACTTGAATTTGAAATTTGATCTTTAGAAATAATTAAATTATATAGTGATTCTATTGAAAAATCTGAAACATCAAAACTAGTATTTTTACCAGTTAACTTACCTAAAGGACAAAAATCACTATGAGATTTAGATCTAAGAGGTGAAAAATAAGGATTGTAATCACCATTCAATGAACGTAATGTAACTTTTGCTTTACAATTAGGGGTTGGGCAATAATACTCAATGTTCTTATTAGATGAATTACAATCCTTAGCATAAATTTTAATTTTTCTGTCAGGATCTTTAAAAGCATAACTAGACATAATTAACCTCCTAAATTTAATTTATATAATCATTATACAATATTTACTATTTTAGATAAATGGGTACCTAAAATATAGAAAAGAGGTGATACCTTGGAAGCCTATAAAACAGAAGATAAGCCTAAAATTAAATATGATGGGTCCATAGCTATAGCTACTGGAAAGAGCAGAAAAGAAACTCATTGGAAAAATAAAAATATTTTATGGTCAGAGTTAGTTGAAAAGCTCAGTAATACTACAAGAACACCTGAAACTTATGCAGAATATAAGAAAATGGCTAAAACTGAAAAAGATAGGATTAAAGATGTAGGTGGATTTGTAGGCGGTGGACTTAAGAATGGTCGTAGAAAAGCAGAGAATGTCCAGAATAGAACATTATTAACTTTAGATTTAGACTATGTTAACGGTGATATATGGTCAAGCATAGAGTTATTGTGGGATTTTTCAGTAGCTATGTATTCAACTCACACTCATGCATCAGATAACCAAAGATTAAGATTAGTTATTCCATTATCAAGACCAGTACTTCCAGATGAATACCAAGCTATAAGTAGGATGGTAGCTAGTGATTTAGGCATAGATCAATTTGATGATACAACCTATGAACCTAGTAGGTTAATGTATTGGCCAAGTACTTCAAGTAATGGAGATTATATTTTTAAAATTCAAGATGAGCCATGGTTGAACCCTGATGAAATATTAACTAGATATACTTTTGGTTGGCAAGATGTAAGCTATTGGCCAGAAAGTTCAAGAGCTAGGGCAAAATTAAATAATGCAATTAAAAAGCAAGAAGACCCACTAGAAAAGAAAGGTATTATAGGGGCATTTTGTAGGACTTACAGTATTTCAGAGGCTATAGCAGAATTTTTAAATGATATTTATGTTCCTGGTGTAGATGAAACCAGGTACACATATGCAGAGGGTAGCACTACAGGCGGAGTTGTGGTATATGAGAATAAATTTAGCTATAGCCATCATGGTACGGATCCAACCAGTAATACTTTATGTAATTCCTTTGATTTAGTTAGAATTCATAAGTTTGGCTATTTAGATGATGAAGCTAAACCGGATACTCCAGCTAATAGAATGCCGTCCTTTACTAGAATGAGTGAGTTTGCTAGTTCTGATGAAAAAATAATGCAGACTTTAGGAAAAGAAAGAATGGAAAAAGCTCAAGAGGATTTTGGTATTATTGAAACTGAGGAAGTTAATACAGAGTGGTTAAAAAAAATTACTCACACAGAACAGGGAAAGGTAAGAAGTACTATTAGTAACTTTTTATTAATAATAGAAAATGACCCAATGCTTAAAGGCAAGATAGCCTATAATGAATTTTCCAACAGAGCTGTAGTTATTGGACAACTTCCTTGGAGAAAAAAAGACAATATATCAGATTGGAATGACACAGACGATAGTGGACTTAGAGAATTTATTGAGAAATATTACAATATCTCAAGCACTGCAAAATGTGCTGATGCCTTAGCATTAGTTTTTGAAAAATATTCATTTCATCCTATTAAAGAATATTTAAATAATCTTCAATGGGATGGTAAAGAGAGAATAAATACTTTACTGATAGATTATTTAGGCGCAGAAGATAGTAATTATGTAAAAACAGTTACAAGAAAAACATTAGTAGGAGCAGTTGCAAGAATTTTTATTCCAGGAATTAAATTTGATACTATGCTTGTTTTAAGTGGACCACAGGGAATAGGTAAAAGTACTATAATAAAAAAACTAGGTAAGGATTGGTATAGTGATAGTTTAACAACCGTAAGTGGTAAAGAAGCTTATGAACAACTTCAAGGTTTTTGGTTAATTGAAATGGGAGAAATGACAGCAACTAAAAAAGCAGATATTGAAGCAACAAAACATTTTTTATCTAAACAAGAAGATATTTATAGGGTGGCTTATGGTAGAAGAACAAGCCGTTTCCAAAGACAATGTATATTTATAGGTACTACTAATGATAAAGAATTTTTAAGAGATAAAACAGGCTCTAGAAGGTTTTGGCCAGTTGATGTAGGTATTCAAAAACATAATAAATATGTATGGAGTGATTTAACAGATTATGAAACCAATCAAATATGGGCTGAAGCTGTGGAACTATGGAAAAATAAAGAACCTTTAAATTTAAATGATGAAGAGAAAAAAGAAGCCGAAAAACAGCAAGATGCGCATAGTGAAGAAAGCGCAAAAACTGGATTAATTGAAGAATACCTTAACAAACCATTACCCGATGATTGGTATAGTTTAGGATTATCTGAGAGGAGAAATTATATACAAGGTTCTGACTTTGGGGAAATTCCAGAGGGTACTTTAAGGAGAGATAAAACATGTGTTATGGAAATATGGGTGGAACTCTTTAATGGAGATCCTAAACAGCTTACACCATTACACAGTAGGGAAATTAACGATATTTTGAAAAGTCTTAAAGATTGGGAAAGAAATAATAGCTCTTTAAGATTCGGGAAAATATATGGAAAACAAAGGGCCTATATACGAAAAATTTAAAAAATAGGTGGGCACAAAGTAAAAAATAGAAGTGGGCACAATGGGAACGTAAATTTTGAATTTGTACCCACTATTGTACCCGAATAAAAGTCAGTAAAATCAATGCTTTAAATAGAAGTGGGTACAGTGGGAACAAAATATTATATATAAGTAATATTAATATAATTAGGCATATATACGTATACACCTATATGCCTAATGACACAGATACACATTATATATAAAATCTGTTCCCGTGTACCCACTAAAAAAGAAGGTGATTTAAATAGAAGAATCAAAAATAGAAAGACGACTTAAAAAAGAAATTGAGAAGTTAGGTGGTAAAGCTTTAAAGTTTGTAAGTCCAGGGGTGTCAGGAGAGCCTGATAGGATTGTTCTTTTACCACAAGGAAGGATTATTTTTGTAGAGCTTAAAGCACCAGGTAAAAAACCAAGACCTATACAAAAATATAGGATTAAAGAATTAACCGCTTTAGGATTCAGAGTAGAAATTATAGATAGTATTGAAGATATCAATAACTTTGTAAAGGAGATTAAAAATGAGTGAAAGAAAAGAAGAGATAAGTTTTATAATGGGAATGATCCATAAGTTATGTGTTGAATTTAATATAGCATTAATACCATGTGAAACTAAAAAGGGTACTAAATATGTTGGAATTTTTGATAACACTAATGGTAAAGAATATGCAATGATTAGGGATGAATAATTATGGATTTTAAACCTTGGAGTTATCAAGAATATGCGATAAATCACATAATAAATAATTCAGCAGCAGGTCTATTCCTAGATATGGGTATGGGTAAAACTGTTAGTACATTAACCGCAATAGATGATTTATTATTTCTTGGGGATATAAATAAAATTTTAGTAATAGCGCCTTTAAGAGTAGCAGAAGATACATGGAGTACAGAAGTAGATAAATGGGATCACATAAAACATTTAAAAATATCTAAGATTTTAGGTACACCAAAACAAAGAAAAGAAGCAGTAGAAAAGGATGCAGACATATACGTAACCAATAGAGAAAATATAGTTTGGTTGGTCGATAATTATTTTAAATCATGGAAGTGGGATACATGTATCATAGATGAATTAAGTTCCTTTAAATCTTCTAAGGCTAAAAGGTTTAGAGCTTTAAAGAAAGTTAGGCCATACTTTAAAAGAATGGTAGGACTTACCGGAACCCCAGCACCTAATAGTTTAATAGATTTATGGCCACAAATTTATTTATTAGATGGTGGTAAAAGATTAGGCAGAACCATCACAAGTTACAGGCAACAGTATTTTAACCCAGGAAAAAGAAATCAATATATAGTTTATAATTGGGAGCTAAAAGATGGGGCAGAAAAACAGATCCATAAAAAGATAGGTGATATTTGTATTTCTATGATGGCCAAAGATTATTTAGATATTCCTGAAAGAATTGATAATATAATTGATATCAATTTACCTAAAAATGCAATAAATAAATATAAGCAACTAGAAAAGGATTTAGTATTAGAATTAGGTGAAGATGATATTACAGCAGCTAATGCAGCAGTACTTACTAATAAATTATTACAAATGTCTAATGGGGCAATATATTCAGAGGACAAGCAGGTTATAGAAATTCATGACGAAAAACTAAAAGCTTTATTAGATATTATTGAATCAGCTAATGGTAAACCAGTTTTGATATTTTATAGCTTCAAACATGACTTTGATAGAATAGTTAATTTCTTAAAAACTAAAAAGTTAAAAGTAATAGGATTAGAAGATTCAAAGGATATCAAAAAATGGAATAATGGAGAAATACCTATACTTTTAGTACATCCAGCTTCAGCAGGACATGGATTAAATCTTCAATATGGTGGCAATATTATTGTTTGGTTTGGGCTTACATGGAGTTTGGAGTTATATCAACAAGCTAATGCAAGACTTCATAGGCAAGGACAAAAGGAGAGTGTTATAATTCATCATCTAGTAAGTAAGGATACTGTAGATGAAGATGTTATAAAGGCCTTAGGTAACAAAGAAGTTAATCAGAATGTATTACTAGAAGCAGTAAAAGCAAGATTAAAGGAAAGTAGGTAAATATCGGTATGAAGTTGTTAATGCAAGTACTTAAAAAGAATGACAAGCTTAAAATAGATAATACAACAATAACATCAAGAGAATTAATAGCCAAGATTACAGAAGAATGCAGAGAGGTAATCGAGGCTATACAAAAATATGAAAATAATAAAAGACTTATTAACTTAAAAGATATAATTAGAGAAACTTATGATTTAATACAAATGTGCATATTAGTTTTATGGAGATGTCATAGAAGAGCTCTAACATTAGATGAACCTAATTTAATAAAAGAAATTAATCAAGAGCATATAGTTAAGTTAATAGATGAAAGAAATTGGATTCCAGAAGCTAATATTGATATAGAATTAAAAGAACAGGAGGGACTATATAGTGGAACAAAAGAATATAACATATGAAGAGGCTGTTAAAATCGGAATTAGAGAAGGCATAAAGTATATAAAAGAACAAGAATATCATAAGACAACAAAAAGATATGATAGACGTTTAAGAAATACTAGATTACTACTTAAACATTATAGGACATTGAATATCCATAATAAAATAGCAAATAATGCTGTAAAACAAGTAAATGAAGAAAATGCAATTGATATACTGGATGAAATAGATAGTATTAATGATGAAGAACAATATGTACAAGCTATATGCCGGACTAAAATAAGAACTTTGATAATAATAGAGCATATGAATAAGGCAATAAGTTACTATCAATCTATCTGTAAAAATGAAGGTAAGAACAAAGAAAGAAGATATAATATAATAAAATATATGTATATGGATTCACCAGGAAATAGTAACACACCAACTTATGAAGAAGTAGCAGAGCATTTTAATATAAATGTTAAAACAGTTAGCAGAGATATAAAGTCAGCTATTGGAGATTTAAGTGTATTATTTTTCGGGATTGATGGAATAAGATTATAAAAAATGTCCTCTATGTTATATTGATAAAGCCTTTGAATTAGCCATTTAAAGTAAAATACGAGTGGAAAATCATGTCCTTTTTATATGGATTGACGTACTTAAACTAATATTATAATATGGTATTGAGAAAAAATATATAATTACAAAAATGTGTTTATGTACTAAAAGCACCTAGATTAATTTTTAGGTGTCTTTTTTTATATTTAGTAGGGAGGTGGCATTATGGCCAAGTTAACACATAAGCAAAAGAAATTTTGTGATGAATATTTAATAGACCTTAATGTCACACAAGCTGCAATAAGGTCAGGCTATAGTAAAAAATATGCTATGGCCCATGCTTATGAATTATTAGATAAACCAAAGATAAAAGAATATATAGATAAGAAAATGAAAGATAGAGAAAAAAGAACAGAAATAACACAAGATAAAGTTCTTCAGGAGCTTGCGAAGATAGCTTTTGTAAATGGTGCTGATTTTGCAAAAGTAGTTGAAAAGTCTTACATGAAGCCCATTTATGATAAAGAGGGTAATAAAATAGATGAAGAAGAAGTATTTTATAAAGATGTTGAATTGACATTAACAGATGATTTACCAGAAGATAAAAAGAAAGCTATAGCAGCTATTAAACAAACTAAGTTTGGAATAGAGGTAGCTTCATGTGATAAAGTAAAGGCCTTAGAGCTTTTAGGTAGACATTTAGGAATGTTTAAAGATAAAGTAGAAGTCAATGGTAATATGAAAGTTAATAATCCATTTGAAGATTTAACTACAGATCAGTTGTTAAAACTAGCTGGTGTAGAAGATGGATAAAGAATTGGTACAATTAGGAGCAAAGATAGAACTTGCAAGACGTAAGTTCTTTTTTTATTGCAATTTAAAGGCGCCAAACTTTTATAAGCAAGATAGAGAATATTTAGTGGAATTATGTAATAAATTTCAAGAGTTTCTTTCTTCAGATGAAGAAGTAATGATAGTAAATGAACCACCAAGACATGGAAAGAGTAGGACAGCGGGGCTATTTGTAGAATGGGTTCTTGGAAATAATCAGAATGAAAAGATAATGACAGGATCATACAATGAAACTCTATCGACTATGTTTTCTAAGAATGTAAGGAACTCTATCCAGGAAGAAAAAGCAGACAAGTATAAGCCAGTATTTAGTGATGTGTTTCCAGGAGTAAGAATAAAACATGGTGATGGAGCTATGAACTTGTGGTCTTTAGAAGGTGGATATAATAACTATTTGGCCACTTCTCCAACAGGTACAGCTACAGGGTTCGGAGCTTCATTGTTAATTATAGATGATTTAATTAAAAATGCTGAAGAAGCTTACAATGAAGCAGTATTAGAAAAGCATTGGGATTGGTTTACTAATACTATGCTTTCACGTTTAGAAGAAGGTGGCAAAATAATAATTATAATGACTAGATGGGCCAGTGGTGATTTGGCTGGTAGAGCATTAGATTATTATAGAGAGCAAGGTATAAAAGTTAAGCATATTTCTATGAAAGCCTTAATTGATAAAGAGAAAAAACAAATGTTATGTCCTGAAGTATTAAGCTATAGGAGTTATAAAAATAAAGTAAAAGCAATGGGTGAGGATATAGCCAGTGCTAACTATCAACAGGAGCCAATAGACTTAAAAGGAAGGTTATATAGTGATTTTAAGAAATATAAATATATACCTAAAGATAATAATGGTAATCCACTGTTTACTAGAATTAAGGCTTATATAGATACTGCTGATGAAGGTTCAGACTATCTATGTTGTATTGTTTATGGTGAATATAATAAAGAAGCTTATGTATTAGATGTTTTATATACTAAGGAGCCTATGGAAGTTACTGAAACTGCAACAGCTAAAATGCTATTTGAAAATAAAGTTAATATAGCAGACATAGAGAGTAATAATGGTGGTCGTGGTTTTGCTAGAAGTGTAGAAAGAATATTAAAAGAGAAATTCAATAGTAATAAAACAAGAGTTAAGTGGTTCCATCAAAGTAAAAATAAAAAGGCCAGAATATTATCAAATGCTACATGGGTTATGGACCATATATACTACCCAATTAATTGGAGAGATAGATGGCCAGATTATTATAACGCTATGGTGAAGTATCAAAGAGAAGGTAAAAACAAACATGATGATGCTCCAGATGCTACAACCGGAATAGCTGAAAATGTAGGAAAAGGCAATTCAATTTCATTTGATTAAGGAGGTGTTTAGATGATATTTATAGATAAGATATTAAGTAATAAATCTAATTCAGTAATGAGCTTAGAAGAAATTATTCAAGAGGAAATAAAAGAATGGAATAGCTCACAAGCAAGGCAACTTATGTTAGATGGAGAAAGATATTATAAAGGCGATACTGATATACTAAAACGTAAAAGAATGGCTATAGGTGAAGATGGAGAGTTAGAAGAAATAAAGAATCTAGCAAATAATAAACTAGTACATCAATTTGTAAGAAAGCTTACAGACCAGAAAATAGGATATTTACTATCAAAGCCTTTAAGTGTACAAACTGATAACGAAACATATAAAAATGTATTAGATGATATATTCAATAAGTCATTTATGAGATTGCTTAAGAATTTAGGTAAAGATGCAATTAATAAAGGTATAGCATGGGCTCAAATTTATTATAATTCAGATGGTGAACTACGATTTAAGAGATTACCTAGTGAAGAAATAATACCATTATGGAAAGATAGTGAGCATACTAAATTAGATGCACTTGTTAGAGTTTATGAAGTTATAGTTTATGAAGGTAAAACTAAAAAGACAGTACAAAAGGTTGAATACTGGGACACAAAACAGGTATTAAGATATGTTAATGATAATGGTAAATTAATACTTGATGTTGAAGCTCCAGAAGATGAAGGGCATTTTAGTATAATTAATAAAGATGGTACCAAACAATCATTCACATGGTCAAAGGTACCATTTATTTATTTTAAGTACAATGATGAAGAGCAGCCATTAATTAAGTTTGTAAAGTCTTTAGTAGATGATTATGACAGAAATAAAAGCGACAATAGTAATAATTTAGAGGACCTTCCAAACTCTATTTATGTTCTCAAGGATTATGATGGCGAGAATTTAGGAGAGTTTAGAAGAAATATGAGTCTTTACAGAGCTGTTAAGGTTGCTGGTGATGGTGGAGTAGAAACGAGAAACTTAGAAATTAATGTTGAAGCCTATAAAACCCATATAGAACAAACTAGAAAAGATATTTATGAGTTTGGAAGAGGTGTAGATACTCAATCAGATAAGTTTGGAAACTCTCCAAGTGGTATTGCTCTTAAGTTTTTATATAATGATTTAGATATGGATTGCAACATAATAGAAACAGAATTCCAGGCATCACTTGAATATTTATTGTGGTTTGTGAATCAACATTTAATTAATACTGGACAAGGTGACTTTACTAATGAAAATGTAGAATTTGTGTTTAATAGGGATACTCTTATAAATGAAACAGATAGTATTAATAATTGTCAAAGTAGTGTTGGTATTATTAGTGATGAAACTATAGTAGCCAATCATCCATGGGCTACTAAGGATGAATTAGAAAAGATAAAAAAACAGAAAGAAGAACGTGAATCAATGTATCCTAATTTTCCTTTAGAAGAAACACTAGAGGATGAAGAGGATGAAGAGAATGAGGAGTAAAGACTATTGGAAAAAACGTTCAGAAGTTGTAGCTGGTAAACAGTTTAAGAAAACAGATAATTATATTCTAAGTTTACATTTAGAGTATATGGAAGCTTTAAGCAGCATACAAAAAGATATAGAAGTCTTTTATGCTAGATTTTCGCAGAATAATGAAATATCTTTACAAGAAGCTAAAAGGCTTTTAAATTCTAATGAACTACGTGAATTTAAGATGGACTTAAAAGAGTTTACTCGAAAGGCTAAAGATAATAAGAATCTACAATGGGAAAAAGAATTAAATAATGTATCTTATAAGGTGAGAGTTACTAGGCTACAAGCTCTACAAACTCAAATAAGGAATAGCATAGAAGATTTATATAGTAGACAGCAAGATAATGCTACAAGCCTTTTAAACGGTGTATATAAGGATACTTATTATAGGAATATCTTTGAAGTACACAAAGGATTAGGAATAGGCATTAATTTTGCTAAGTTAGATGCTAATACAATAAATAAGGTAATTACAGAACCATGGCATGGAGATAATTATAGTAGTAGGATATGGAACAACAAAGATAAGTTAATTATGGAACTACAAACTAATTTAACACAGGCCTTTATCCGTGGTGATAGCATAGATAAAACAAGCAAAATAATAGCTGAAAGAATGGAAGTAGGTAAAAGCAGAGCAAGGACACTTGTTAATACTGAAAGTGCTAATATTGTTTCTAAAGCAACCTTTAATAGCTATATTGGAAGTGGAGTTGTTAAAGAATATGAAATACTTGCTACTTTAGATTTACATACTAGTAAAATATGCAGATCTATGGATGGGAAAGTATTTAAGGTGAGTGAAAAAGAAATAGGAGTTAATGCCCCACCATTTCATCCTAATTGTAGAACTACTACTATAGCTCACTTCCCAGATGCTATAGATGAAGAAAGAATAGCTAGAGATAGTGAAGGTAAAGTTTATTATGTAAATGGAAACATAGATTATGCTCAGTGGTATAAAGAAAATGTTTCTAATAATCCAAAAGCAATATTAGAAGAAAGGAAAATACAAAATAAATCAAGTGATCAGCCGCAATATTTAAGATATAAAGAGATTTTAGGAAAAGAAATGCCTACATCTTTTGATAAATTCCAAGAATTAAAGTATAATAATGTTAATGAATGGGATAAGTTAAAATTAGCTTACAAAGATCAAAATATAAAAAATCATATTAAATCAGATGAACTACCTAAAGAAATATTAATTGGAAAACAAGGTAAGCATATTTTAGGTCATAACAACTATATTGAAGGTAGAAGTTACATGAGTATTACAACAGAAGAATTACAACAAATAGTTAATGAATATGCTGGTACGGGTTATATATTAAGGGATAATAAAGGAGAATGGAGTAATAAAGAGCTTATAGAAGTCGATAAAATATTAGGTGCAACATTTGATATTGAAGGGAATGCTGTAGAAACTAATAAAGCTATTATACACTATTCTAAAAAAGGAACTCATGTAGTTCCAACATTAAGAGAGGTGAGAAAATGATTAATATTAAAAATGGATATAGGCAAAATGTTAAAGTAATATGTATTGATGGCACTATAGTTAAAGGGTTTTATAGTATTTATACTCCAGCATTAGATAATGAGCCAGAGGTTGAAAGTATAATTATAGAAGATAGTAAAGGCTCATTAATAGAAATATATGAGAATCAAATAAAAGAAATAGAGATAATTAATTAAGCACTTACTAAGTTGAATAGTAGGTGCTTTTATTATGTCTAAAATTAAGGAGGATCTAGTATGAAGAAATTATTTATATCTCAGCCAATGAGAGGTCTCACAGATGAAGAAATTTTAAAAGCAAGGGAAGAAATTCATATTAAAGCAGAAAAAACTATAGGAGAACCAATAGAGTTAATAGATTCTTTATTTGGAGATTTTAAACCTATAGGTAATATTCCGGTGTGTTATTTAGGAAAATCTATAAGCTTACTTGCAGAAGCAGACGTTGCTTATTTTGGTCATGGTTGGAAAGATGCAAGAGGATGCAAAATTGAACATGAAGTAGCTGTTCAATATGGAATTGATAGGATAGAAGATTAGAGGAGGAAAAGTAGATAATGAATGAAAAAGAATTTTTAGAATGGTGTAAACAAGAGGTATGTAACTATACCAATCAGCATTTAGACAAAACAGATAAAAAGGAAATTACAACAAATGATGTATTTATGGTATGGAGTTGTAAAACACTTCAAAACAATAAAGCACTACTTAGCACCACTCTATTTGATGGAATGTATTATGAGTGTACATACAATGGGGATAAGAAAGAAATGTATGTAGATGCTTATAAGAAATGGGAAAACTACAGAGTTGAAAGGTAATTAAGTCTTAGGAAACTAAGGCTTTTTTTATATTGCTCTTTTTAGTATTTATGAGTATAAACTGAAAGACCACAAGCAGGAGCCGACCTGTAGAAAAAGGCTAGTAGGAAAGGAGAAATTAATATGGATTTAAAAGAACTTTTAGGAGAAGAACTTTATAACCAAGTTATTCAAAAGGTAGGTGATAATAAGATAGATGTAGTTAATAATGGTAACTGGATACCTAAAGATAAATTTAATACATTAAATGAGCAACTTAAAACTGCAAATGCAACTATTACTGATTTAAAGAAAAGTAATAAAGATAATGGAGAACTACAAACTAAGGTTACTGATTATGAAACTAAAGTTAAAGAGTATGAAAAACAAATACAAGATATGCAATTTAATTATACATTAGAAGGAGCTTTAAAGAGTGCCAATGTAAGAAATACAAAGGCTGTTAAAGCTCTTTTAAATTTAGAAGGTATTAAATTAGAAGGTGAAAATGTTTTAGGACTTTCAGAACAAATAGAAGCACTTAAAAAGAGTGATAGTTATTTATTTGCAGAAGAACAAAAACCTAAGTTTTCAGGAGTAGAACCTACTGATAATTCAATAAAAGATCCAGTACCAAAAGATACAAGTAAAATGTCTTATACTGAATTATGCAACTACTTAGAAGAAAATCCTAATGCACAAATTTAAATAAAGAAAGAGGGAATATAATATGGCAAAATTTGATTCAAAAAGTTTTAATCCACAAGCATTTGGAGCTTATGTAGAAAGAGTACCAAAATTAAAGAAAAATGAATTATTAAAATCAAGAGCATTAAAAGGAAATGCAGAAATTAAAAATGCTTTCAGTTCACAAACAGGAACTGCATATGCAGTATTACCTATGTATGGAAGAATTGACGGAGCAGCGTTAAACTATGATGGACAAACAGATATTACAGCTACAAGCACAACTACATTTGAAAGAGGTGTTGTAGTTGTTGGTAGAGCTAAAGCATGGGTAGAAAGTGATTTTTCAGAAGATATAACTGGTGGAGTAAATTTCATGGATAATGTAGGAAATCAAGTAGGAGAATATTGGGATGATGTAGATCAAGGTACATTATTATCAATATTAAAGGGTATATACTCAATGACAGGTGCTAAAAATTTAGAGTTTGTTAATAACCATACATTAGATATAACAACATTAGCAGATGATAAAAATGTTGTAGGGTCAACTACATTAAATACATCTATTCAAAAGGCTAGTGGTGATAATAAATCTAAATTTACCCTAGCTATTATGCATAGTGCGGTTGCTACTAATTTAGAGAACCTTAAATTACTATCATATCTTAAATATACAGATGAAACAGGTATTGAAAGGGAATTACAACTTGCAACATGGAATGGAAGAACTGTTTTAATTGATGATTCAATGCCAGTAGAAGAAGTTCCTAAAACAGGTGATATAGAAGCATATACAAAATATACAACTTATGTATTAGGTGATGGGGCTTTTGACTATGAAAATATTGGTGCTAAAGTTCCGTATGAAATGTCAAGAGATCCAAAAACAAATGGTGGTCAAGATACTTTATATTCACGTCAAAGAAAATGTTTTGCACCTTATGGGATTTCTTATATAAAGAAATCTCAAACAACATTATCACCAACAGATGAAGAACTTGCTAATGGTGCTAACTGGGAGCTTGTTAATGATGGTGGTTCAGGGAGTGCTAAACAATATATAGATCATAAAGCTATTGCAATAGCTAGAATTATTTCAAGAGGTTAATAGATTGGATGTGAGTTTATGACTCAACTAGAAAAATTAAAGAAACTATTAGGTGTATCCTTAGATGATGATTCTAAGGATTTTTCATTAGAATTTGCAATTGAAGATGCAGAAGAAATAATAAAAGGCTATTGTCACATAAAAGAAATCCCAGAAGAATTAAATAATACTATTTTAAGAATGTCTATAGATATATATAGAAATGATAACCTAGGGGAAGAAGAGAATCCTTTAGGTTCCATTTCCTCTATAAGTGAAGGGGATACTTCTATAAGCTATAGGAGTGCTAATGCTGAATTTAAGGATAGCCTAGTAAAAGACTATAAAGCTAAACTTCATAAATATAGAAAGTTGGTTTGGTAATATGCTTAAAGGTATAGAAAAGGCTAGAAAGCAAGCAAGAAAAGCTATTGAAAGTTTATACGATTGCACTTGTAATATAATCGGAGGAAAAGAAAAAATTAAAGATCCTGTTACTAAAGAAACTAAATTAATACCAAAAATAAAATATGAAAAACAATCTTGTAAAGTATCTAAACAAAGTCTAAGTAAAAATAATCAAAGTGATACGACAAATAATATAAATTATGAACTTAAGCTTTTCATTGCTCCTGAAGTTGAAATCAAACAAGGGGATATTATAGAATTTACAAATGTATTAGATGTAAAAACTAAATATAAAGCTGGAGAAGGATTCCCTTATTATACACACCAGGAAGTTATTCTAAATAAAGAGGATAAAGCATAATGGCTAAAATGGCAAACTTTGATTACTCCGATTTTAAAAAGATGGCTAAGAGTTTTCAAAAGGCACTTGATGAAAGAGTAATTGAAAGGTGGATAAGAGAATTTCTCTTAGAAATGGCCTTTAGAGCTGAAAGGAAAATTAAAAAACGTACTCCAGTAGGTGTTTATCCTAATAAAACAGGTGGGCATTTAAGACGTAATTGGCAAGTAGGAAGTGTAGTAAAGCAGGGTAATGCATATATAGTTGAAATATTTAATAATACTGAATATGCAAGTTATGTGGAATATGGACACAGAACTAAAAATCATAAAGGCTGGGTTGAAGGTAGATTCATGGCCACAATATCAATGCAAGAAATTGAAAGACAGCTACCTAGGTTTTTAGAAAGAAAACAAGTAGAATTATTAAATCAAATACTTAATGGTAGAGCTTAAAGGAAGTGATAATATGAAGATAGTTTTAGCTATTGGGCTATTATTTTATATGATTGTTGTAATCTATCATTCATTAAGTGAATTTAAGCAGGGAAAGAAATTAGAGGCAATATTTGATTTATTAATATTTATTGCAACTGCATTATTTATAATAACAACTCGAATGTTGTTAAAGTAGGTGATAATATAGCAAATATAAATAATTTAAAGATAGGAATTAACCAGACATTGGATAAAGAATTTCCCAACATAACTATATACAATGAAAGAATAGAACAAGACTTTAAGGAGCCTTGTTTTTTTATTAAGGTTTTAAGTTCAGGTCAAGATAAGGAACTTAATATTAGATACAAAAAAAACATATTATTTGATATTCATTATTTTAGTGATAAAGAGGATTTAAATAATGATTGTAATGATATGGCTGATAAGCTTTATGTGGTGCTTGAATATATAAAAGTAAGTAATAGATTATACAGATCGAGTAAAATGACACATGAGGTTATAGATGGAGTTTTACACTTCATGTTGCAATTTAATTATCATGTACTTAAGGAAATTGAAAAAGCTCCTAAAATGAATAAATTAAAACAGGAGGTGTATTTAAATGGCAGATAAAGAACAGGAAATTAAATTTACTAAAGAACAAATAGTAAATTCAAAACAGTTCGCAGTAATAGAAATAGATGTACTTAAAGCTTTATTAAAAGATGAACAATATAGTATAGATGAAGTTAAAAAAATATTAGAAAAGTTTAATAAGAAAGAGGTGAAATAATATGGCTGGTGGAACTTGGGAAAGACAAAATAAGATTAGACCAGGGGCTTATATAAATTTTAAGTCTAAAAAGCAAGGGCAAACACCAATAGGTGAAAGAGGAATCGCAACTTTATCATTAGAATTACCATGGGGACCTGAAAAAGAAATCATAACAATACATGCTGATGATGATTTATCTAAAGTACTAGGTATAAATATAGCTGATGAAAGTGCATTACTTATTAGAGAAGTATTAAAGAAAGCTAAGATACTTTTATTATATAGACTTAATGAAGGGACTAAGGCGACTGCTACATTAGAAGGATTAACTATAAATGCTAAATATACTGGAACAAAAGGAAATAATATTACTATAGTAATTCAAAACAGTATAGATTTCACAGGAAGTTTTGAAGTTATTACTAGATTTGAAGGAAATAAGGTGGATAAGCAATTAGTTAAAATTATAGAAGATTTGAAGCCTAATGATTATGTTGATTTCAAAGGTACTGGGGAATTAAAAACCTCTGCTGGATTACCACTTAAAGGTGGAGCTGATGGTACTGTTACCAATCAAGGATATACTGATTATTTATCAGTTATAGAGCCTTATGAATTTCATGCTATTGGTATTCCAACTAAAGATCCTACTATAAAAGCAGTAGCAACTACATTTATAAAAAGACTTAAAGAAGATGGTAGACAAGTGCAGTTGATACTAGAAAATTATCCAGAAGCTGATACTGAAAATGTCATTAGCGTAAAGAATGGTGTAATTTTAAGTGATAATACAGTAATAAAATCCAATCAAGCAATTGCATTTGTAACCGGAGCTACTGCCGGAGCAAATGTAAATCAATCAAACACTTATTTAGAATATCCAGGTGCTATTGATGTAGATGTTAAATACACTAGCAGGGAAATAGAAGAAGCTTTATTAAACGGAGAAATAGTCTTTACTATTAGTAATAGAAAAGTAGTAATAGAACAAGATATTAATACATTTAAAAGTTTTACAGAAGATAAACGAAAAGATTATAGAAAAAATAGAGTTATAAGGACACTTTTTGAAGTAAATAATGGTAGTAGGTTATTGTGGGAAACCAATTATATTGGTAAAGGTGATAATGGGGAAGATGGAAGAAATTTATATAAAAAGGATGTAATTAAATTTTTAGAAAGCCTACAAGGAATTGGTGCACTTGAAAATGTTGTACCAGAGGATGTTGAAATTAAAAGAGGACAAGATAAAGATTCTGTAGTAGCTAGAATAGGGGTACAACCAATAGATGCTATGGAAAAGCTATATATGGATGTGGAGGTGGAATAGTAAATGGGATTCCTTAAAGCGGGAGATACAATAAGTGGACAAGAAGCTAGAGCATTCCTAACTGTGGATGGTAGAAATGAAGAACTATTCTATGCTAAAAAATTAGAATCAAAAGTAGAAAAGAAAAAAACAGAAGTAAAAACTTTAGGAAAAAGAGGAGAACAACATAAAGCAGCTGGTTGGAGTGGTTCTGGTACATTGACAGTATATTATGTTACTTCTCTATTTAGAGAATTAATGATTAAGTATATGAAAACTGGAGTGGACACATATTTTGATGTGAGTGTTACAAATGAAGATCCTACAAGTAGTGTAGGTAAGCAAACTGTAGTGTTAAAAGATTGCAATTTAGACGAAGTCTCTATGGCAATGTTCGACGTTGAGAGTGAGGTCTTAGAAGAAGATATGGGATTCACGTTTGATGATGTGGACTTATTAAATAAATTTGGGAAACCAGTATTAGGTTAATAGGAGGAGTATGCAATGAATAATTTTGAAGATTTTTTAATGGATAGCTTTGAGGAAGTAGAAGAAATAGAAAGGGAAATAACTATAGGTGGCAAAAAGAAGAAAATGAAGTTTAAACCAATAAGTGCTGATAAAGGTGATGAACTTAGAAAGAAGTGTAAAAAGATAACAATAGTTAAAGGTCAAAAAATGAGTGAAACTGACCAAGATAAATTTATAGCTAATCAAATAATAGAAACTACAACCTACCCTGATTTAAAAAATGCAGAACTACAAAAGGCTTGGGGCGTTATGGGAGCTGAACAATTACTTAAGGCCATGAAATCTAAAATGAGTGATGGTGAATACATGGAATGGGGTAGCGTTGTAAGTGAAATAAATGGATATGATAAAGGTATACAGGAATTGGTAGAAGAAGCAAAAAACTAATCAAGGGAGGGGATGGTGAAGCCAATTATGCTCATTATGCCCTCCACCGATTAAAAATTCTTCCTAGTGCTTTTGTTAAAATGTCAAGGGGAGAAAGGGCCTTCGTATATGCTAGTATTGATTTGCATATAGAGAATGAAAAGAAACAAGTGGATAAAGCTAAAAGAAAAAGATAATATTGAAACAAACCCCAATATTTGTTATTATTAAAGTGATTTTTAATAAAGGGGTTGTAATCATATGAAAAAAATATTAAGCACTATTTTTATTGGAGTATTTTTATTAACAATGAGCGGATGTGGGCAAGAAGTTTTTACAGAAACAGCTTCTAAAAATAACACAGAGAAAAAAGCTCAGACAAGTAAAAAGGATGATAAGAAAGACATTATCAATAAAGGGAAAGTAAATGAAATAAAAGATTATTGTGAATTTACAGTTATTGATACTAAATTTGGTAAAAGAATAAATCCACCTAATCCTAAGAATATGTATACTTATTATGAAGCAAAAGAACCAGGAACAGTTTATTTCGATACGGTAATAGATGTAAAAAGCCTTTTGACAGAAGGGAAAAGGTCAGATGGGTTTTTATCAGTTAAAGTTATTTATGATAATAAATATGAGTACAAGACATTTTCAGCAATAGAGAAAGATGAGGGTACAAATTTTACTTATACAAATATAACACCAATAGAACCATTGAAAAAGGGAATGATTCACTTTATAGCTGAAGTTCCAGAAGAAATAGAGAAAGATAATAAATCATTAGTTGTTTTAATAAACGCAAATAATAAAGAATTTAAATACGTTGTTAGATAAAATTATTTTTTATATAGAAATAAGAGCTTAAAGCACTTACTTTAATGTAGGTGCTTTTATTATTGTTTGAAAGCGGGGTGAATAGATGGCAACAGTATCTACTGCACTCAAAATGTTTGATCAAATGACGAGACCTCTCCAACAAGTTACGCAAGCTTTAAATTTAACAATAAGTGCTATGGACCAAATGAATAATGCTGCAAATAAAGATATAAGAATAACTAATTCTTTAAACACTGCGAGGGGAGCAATTCAAAGAGCTTCAGCTGGATTGCAAGAATTAGCTAGTGCTCAGGAGAAAGCTCAAAATAATCAAAACAAATTGAATGATTCTTTTAATAGAGGATCTAGCGAAGCCAATGGGTTGATAAGCAAAGCAAAGAATCTGGTAGGTGCTTATTTAGGGTTTCAAGCTGCTAAGAAAGGATTAGACTTAACTATAGGTGGGGGAGCAAGGTTAGAACAACAATTAATAACTATAAGTGGTATGTTAGGTAATAAAGATATAGGTAAAGCTTTCTTTGGAGGTTTGAATAAATATGCCAATGAGAGTGTATATGGGTTAAAAGAATTTAATACTATAACTAGGAGTTTTATTCAATTTACGAAAAATACAGATAAACTTATGGACTTAAATAAGACAGCTGAAAAATTGGCGTTCTTAGATCCAACGCAGGGATTAGAAGGTGCTGGATTTGCATTAAAAGAAGCCTTAGGTGGAGACTTTATGTCTCTAAAGAGTAGATTTGGATTTGGTAAAGCTGATGCAGAAATATTAAAGGCATCTAAAAGTATGGATGAGTTTATAAGCAAGTTTGATGAATTATTAGCTAAAAAAGGTGCTAGTGATAAAGCTTTGGAAGAATTTAATCAATCCGCGATAGCTCAACTTAATAACCTTAAATCAAACATAGAAACTGCGTTTGCACAGGCAAGTGAAACCGCGTTAGAAGTTTTAAAACCTTTGCTTAGCAGAATAAATGAAGGATTTAAAAATGGAAGTTTTGAAGGTTTTTTTAATGGCATAAGCGTAGGATTAGATATAATTGTGAATTTAACGATGGAAGCTATGGATATTATTACATCATTAAGTCAAACATTTATTGATAATTGGAGCATAATTAGTCCTATCATTTGGGGAATTGTATTTGCAATGATAGCTTATAATGCGACAATGGGAATTGCATGGTTAACAACTATACAAACTACTATTGCTAAGATTGCCCACACTATTGCGTCTTGGGCAGAAACAGCCGCTATACTTGCCTTAATAATAGCTCAAGATGGATTAAATGCAGCATTATTAGCCTGCCCTTTAACATGGATTATTATTGCAATAATTTTATTAATAGCTTTATTCTATGGAGCAGTAGCGGCGGTAAATCATTTTGCGGGTACAAGCGTTTCAGCAACCGGTATTATTGCAGGATCATTTATGGTAGCACTTGCATTTATAGGAAATCTATTCGTAACACTTTATAATTTAGTTGTTGATATTATAGCTTTGTTTTATAATCATTTTACTGCATTTGCGGAATTCTTCGCTAATGTATTTAATGATCCTATAGGTTCTATAATTAGGCTATTTGCAGCAATGGCAGATGAAGTTTTAGGGATACTTAAAAGTATAGCCTCCGCTATAGATACGATATTCGGCTCTAATCTTGCCAATGCAGTAGGTAATTGGCAAAATGGGCTTCAAGGTGCTGTTGATAAATTAGTTGGTAAACCTAAAATTCAATTTCAAAAGATGGATTCTTCTGCAATGCATCTAGATAGGTTTGAATATGGTAAGGCATATGATTCAGGGTATGGAGTGGGTAAAAATATAGGTGATAAATTTGATTTAGGAAATATATTTAATAAGGGTAATATTCCAGACATGGGTAAAATGCCAGATATGGCGGCATGGAATAAAGCACAAGGACCAGGAACATTAGGAACTGCAGGAGATGATGGTAAAAATAAAGGTAGTAAATCCCCAAGTGGAAACAAAGGATTGAAAGATGCTAACAATCATCTTAAAAATATAGACGATAAAATAGACATTAGCAATGAACACTTAGAAATGATGAGGGATTTAGCAGAAATGGAAAGCATACAAAACTTTGTAACTCTAACTCCAACAGTACAAGTTACTACTGGAGATATTAAAGAAGAAGCAGACATAAACAAAATAATATCTAAAATAGAGAATTACATGGAAAATGAATTAGTCAATAGTGCAGAGGGGGTATATGCCTAATGTATAAAATGTATTTAGGAATTAATGATGGTGAAGAAGGATTTATACTCCCAGTGTTAACAGAAAAAATTGAATTTGATGAAGATGGAAATAATAAAACATACGATATAATTAATTTAGGAGAAATCAATACAATAAATAAACCTAAGTTGATGGAAATAAGCTTTGAAAGCTTCTTCCCCAAGCATAAAGGTCCTTATGTAAGCTCAGAGCAATTATTTGAACCGAGCTTTTATATTGCAAAGATTAGAGAATGGAGAGATAAAAAACAAAAGATAAGATTTATATTTACAGGCAGTCCTTTAGAAATTAATGATTTATTTACTATAGAGAATTTTAAACCAAGCGAAGAAGGCGGAGAAGTTGGAGACGTACATTATTCTATAGGACTTAAAAGATATAAAAACTATTCTGCTAAAAAGGTAGTTATAGTAACACCAAAAACTGCAGCAGCTAATCAATCTGTGAAAAAAGTAATAGCGAATCCCAAGACTACAAGACCAAATAATACTAATAAACCTAAAACACACACAGTTAGCGGTAATGATACTTTGTGGCACATATCCAAAAAATACCTAGGTGATGGTAATAAGTGGCCACAAATTTATAATTTGAATAAAGATAAGATTAAGGATCCTAACTTAATATATACAGGACAAGTTTTAAGGCTTCCATAGGTGGTGATAAGTTGAATATACAATTATTATTGGATAATAAAGATGGGAATGTATTTGATATATCTGAATTAGTAAATGAAGTTACCTGGAAAACTAAGAGAAAAGATAAGCCCTCTAGTTTGAATTTTGAAATATTAAAAGATAAGCAAATTACTATAAATAATGGTGATGTAATAAGTTTTAAAGTAGATAATAATCCAGTGTTTTATGGATATGCATTTGAAAATGGAGGAAGTAGAAATCCAATTACAAAAATAACTGCTTATGATCAATTGCGATACTTACTGTTTAATGATACTTATGTATTTAAAAATAAAAAAGCAAGTCAAATTTTAATGCAAATTGCTAAAGATATAGGATTGAGAGTAGGGACTATAGAAGATACAGGGTATGTTATACCTCAGCTTCTTGAGGATGATAAGAAATTATTAGACATAATATATAGTTCTTTAGAAAAAACATTACTGAATAGCAAAAAAACCTATACATTATATGATGATTTTGGATATCTAAACTTAAGAAATATAAACAACTTAAGGCAAGAAGTAGTTATTAGTGATGATAATAACTTAGGTGATTATGATTGGAAAAATAGCATAGATTCCGATACTTATAATAGAGTTAAAATAGTAAGAGATAATAAAGATACTAAGGGTAGAGATGTTTATATAGCACAAGATAGCAGAAACATTGCTAGATGGGGAAGATTACAGTATTTCAAAAAAGTAGATGAAAAAATGAACAAGGCGCAGATCCAAGAGATGGTTAATGCAGCATTAAAGCTTAAAAATAGAGAAACTAAAACTTTAAAATTAAAAGATGTTATTAGCACAGATATAGCAGCGGATCTAAAATTAAGAGCTGGTAGTGGTGTGTATGTAGATATAAAAGAAAAGGGAATAAAACAGTATTACCTTATAGAAGAAGCTACACATAAGTTTCAAAAAGGCAATTTAGTAATGGACTTTGATTTAAAGGTGGTGTAGATATGGGAATAATAGATACAATTAAAAAGGCAAGTATGGGAGCAGTTGGAGCTAGTAATCCAGTCAATATTTCATTTGGAGAAATAGTAAGCACAAATGAGCTGAAAATAAAGGTGGACCAGAAGCTTATATTAGATAGAGATTTTTTTATTATTCCTGAAAGCTTAACTAGATATGAAGTAGATTTAAAACATAGTCATACTTATATAAATAATTCTATTGAAAGTAACCTAAATACATCTTTAGATAAATTATTAATTAGAGAAGATCTAAAACAAGGTGATAAAGTATTACTTTTAAGAGTTCAAGGTGGCCAACAATACGTTATTTTAGATAAGGTGGTGTAACTATTGAGTGAGGTTAGTATATTACCACAAGGTGCAATAATTGATGAAGATATAGAAGTGGAAGAAATAATCGAACCAACAAAGACTTATAAAATTAAAGATAATAGAATAGTAGGATTTACAGATGGTAAAGAAGCTTTGAAACAAGCAATACAATTGATATTAGGTACTGAAAGATATGAGTATCTTATCTATAGTTGGAACTATGGAAGTGAACTTAATGGACTTATAGGTAAACAAAAAGATATAGCGGAAAGTGAATTTAAACGTAGAATTAAAGAAGCTTTAAGACAAGATGATAGGATTAACAATGTTGATAATTTTATATTTAATTATGATAAAGACGGTGTAGAAGTAAGTTTTACCGTCTTTTCTATTTATGGAGAATTTACTGAAAGTGTGGTGAGATAGTTGTTTGAAGATCAAACCGAAGAAGCTGTATTGGCAAGAATGATGAATAAAATATCTAATGATTTAGACAAAAGAGAAGGTTCTTTATTATATAATGCTTTAGCACCAGCAGCTCAAGAAGTTGCTAAAATGTATTCAGATATGGATTATTTTTTAAAATGTACTTTTGCAAGCCCTGATATGCCAGATGAACTTTTGGATTTAAGAGTTGCAGAGGAAGGCCTTAAAAGAGAAAAAGCAACTTATGCAATTAAAAAAGGATACTTTTATAACGAAGAAAATGAATTAATAGACATTCCTTTGAATAGTAGATTTTCTATAGAAGATTTTAATTTTATTGCAATAGAAAAAATTTCTACTGGTTTATATAAAATGCAATGTGAAACAACAGGTATAGAAGGTAACCATGTAACAGGATCATTAATACCAATTGAATATATTGAAGATTTATCCATTGCTACATTAGGAGAACTTATTATACCAGGAGAAGATGTTGAAAGTAACCAGAGTTTATATGATAGATATATAGAGCATTTAAATGAGAAACCTTATGGTGGTAACATAGCAGATTATAAAATTAGAACTAGAGTTATTGAAGGTGTTGGAACCGTAAAGGTATTTCCTATATGGAATGGTGGTGGAACTGTAAAAATAGTATTTTTGGATAGTGATTACAGTGTCCCTACAAAAGAATTAATAGATAAGGTGCAAACTATTTTAGATCCTGTACAAAACCAAGGTAAAGGATTTGGTATTGCTCCAGTTGGGCATGTGGTTACTGTATTAGGTGCTAAAGATATAGAAATAACTATAGAAACAAAACTTCTTTTAAAGAGAGGACTTACTATTGGTCAAGTTCAAGAAGATATAGAAAAAGTTATTAAAGATTATCTGTTAAACCTTAGAAAACAATGGCATGAAGATGATAATACAATAGTTAGAATAAGTCAGATTGAAGCTAGAATTTTGAATGTAGAAGGTGTAGCTGATTTATTTAATACTAAGATAAATGGTAAAGAGGAAAATTTAACTTTAGAGAGTGAAGAAGTTCCAATATTGAAAGAGGTGGTATTGAGTGAAAAAGAAATTAATTGATTTTTTACCACCACAAATATCTGATATAGAAGAATTTAAAAATATAATGGCTACTGAAAATATAGAGTTAGAATTAATTGAAAAATGCCAGGAAAGAATTTTAAAAGAAAACTTTATTGACACAGCAACAGATTATGGAATAAAACACAAAGAACAACTATTTAAAATTAGAGCCGATTTAGTAAATGATACACTAGAGTTTAGAAAGTTAAGAATTAAAAATAGAAAAATGGATAAGATGCCTATAACTCAAAGGGCTTTGGAACATAAATTAAAAACTTTATTTGGTGAAGGGAATTATAAAGTTGAAGTACTTAATGATGAATATGTATTAAAAGTTGAAATAAATACTTTTGATTGGAGTATGTTTAATGAAATAATAGATAACTTTAGATATATTATTCCATGTAATATGATGTTAAGTTCTACTTTAGTCCAGAAAATAAATACTAACATTTATTTTGCCAGTGCTATAACAAGTGGTGAGGAAATAACTGTATACCCATGGATGCCTAAAGATATAGCGTCTAATGGTAAGGTTAATATAGCTATGGGTAGTAATACAGGAGTAGAAAATATAACAGTATATCCTAGAAAGGAGGCTTAATTAATGGCAGAAAAATTTTATACAATACTAACTAAAGTGGGAAAAGCCAAAATCGCTAATGCAACTGCATTAGGAAACAAAGTTAATTTTACAACTCTTAAGGTTGGAGATGGTGGAGGAAAATATTATAACCCAACAGAAGAACAAGAGGATTTAGTCAATGAAGTATGGCAAGGTAATATAAATTCTATTAGGGTAGATGAAAACAATCCTAATTGGGTAGTTATAGAAGTTATAATACCAAGTTCCGTTGGTGGTTTTATGATACGTGAAGCTGGAGTTTTTGATGATGAAAATAATATGCTAGCCATAGGTAAATATCCAGAAACATATAAACCACAGGCTCAAGATGGAAGTACAAAAGATTTGGTTATAAGAACAAACTTAGAAATTAGCAATACATCTAGTGTAACTTTAAAAGTAGATCCAACAGTTATATTGGCTACACAGAAAGATATACAGATACTTGAAAATAAAATAAAAAATATTAAAATCCCAGTAACAAAAGTTAATGAAAAAACAGGAGATGTAGTATTAACGGCCAGTGATATTAAAACAGAGAATGGACAAACCGTTGAGGTACAATTGGCTGATATTACGACACTAACAGGTAATAAAGATAACTTAAAAACTACCAATAAAACAAATTTAGTAAGTGCAATTAATGAGGTTTTTACTTCTGGCAATAATGTAAAAATTAATACTGTAGACGCATTATTGCAATTAGATAAAAGTCTACAGATTACAAAAGAAAGCAAATGGGAAGATATTATAAAAAACATTAGTAAAATTAGCACAGGTAAAAAATGGGCACAGGGTACAGCAAATGTTAACTATTATGGTCCTGAAGTAGGAATATTTATGGAATCAAATTATCCTTTATCTTCTGCAAGCGTAAATACAAATTGTGGATTTAAGCCATCTATCGTGATTTTAACAACAATAGGAATAACCCCACGAAAAAACCCAGACGATTATTTTCGCTCTGATGATAGGTACTCAGAACCAAGAATAGAATTATATATTTATAATGAATTATTACAAGTAAAAATTACATTTAAAACGAAAAGCGGATACAGTAGCGATATTGCTTATGATCGTGAGTATAGTATTGAGAAAATAAATTCCATTGGTAATACAATTTATACATCTCTTCATATTATGCGTTATAGTGTACGTGTAGAAAAAGGGACTAGCACAGCAGAACGATATATGTTCGATAAAGTAAATTGGTATGCATATGAATAGAGAGGAGATGATTATATGAAAAGAGGGAGCTTAATTATATATGATAACTCAGGTAAAGTATGGGTTAATACTGGTGATGCAGAGGGATGTATTCCTCCACATACACCACCAGATGGATTACCTTATATAATTACTGAATTTGGAGAATTTAATGATAAAATAATTAAAGGCATAGATGTAACAGTTACACCACATAAATTAATAACAGAAGATATTCCACATATAGAAACAGAAGAAGAAAAACTAAAAAAAGAATTGTTAAAAGCACAATCAGAAGTAGTTAATTTAAAATATAAAGAAGTGTTAAATAATATAAAATAGAAAGGAAATGATATTATGATACTATATGATTTATTAAAAAATTTAATTAATAATAATTACTATGAAAAAGAGGACATGAATAATAAACTAAATGTATTTTATACTTTTAACCAGATTAATTTAGAACAGTATAGTGAATTAATGGCTACAGTTAATCCAGCTGAAAAAGAAGATTTAGGAAACCGAGGATTAGATGTAGAAAATACTACAGAAGAAGTTGTTACACAATAGATATATAAAGCGACACAAATAAATAAAGGCAAAGTAAGGACCATAGTAGGTCTTTTTATTTTGCCCATTTTTAAATAAGAGAGGTGTAAGATGGAAAAACAAAAAATATTTAATATAATTGTAGCAACTGTAGGAACATGGTTCACATGGTTATTTGGAGCTTGGGATACTGCTTTAATAGTTTTAATATGTTTTATGGTATTAGATTATTGTACAGGACTTTTAAGGGGTGCTGTAAATAAAGAATTAAGCTCAGATGTAGGTTTAAAAGGTATAGCAAGAAAAGCAGTTATATTTATAGTGCTTATTGTAGCAGTATTGTTAGATAGATTATTAAATACAGGTAATTGGGTATTTAGAAGTCTAGTAGCTTATTTTTACATTGCGAATGAGGGTATAAGTTTATTGGAGAATTGTGCTCAATTAGGTGTGCCAATTCCAGATAAACTTAAAGATATGTTAGTACAACTTAAAGAAGGTAATAAGAAGGAAATCAAAGAGCAGGAATAAACCTGTTCTTTTTTTAAATTAAATTTATAGGAGGTAATTTTAATATGTTATTTAATTTGAATCCAGGACACACATTAAGTGGTGGAGATGTAGGAACTAGAGGAATAGGCGAATTAAAAGAAGAAGTATTAACAAGGCAACTAGTAGGAGAAATAGATAAAGAATTAAGAGGCAGAGGACATAGCACTAATATATGTAGAGTAGATTATGCATCAACATTACAAGAAAGTTTAAATAAACAAGTAGCTTTATGTAATTCAGTAAATGCAGATTTAAATATCTGTATACATTTTAACACTACAGTAGGTGGTTATGGATCAGAAGTGTATACTTATGGCGGTAAATATTTAGTGGAAGCAGATAGGGTGTTAAAACAGTTAAATAATTTAGGATTTAGGAATAGAGGAATTAAAGACCAACCTTTAGCACTAACTAAAAGAACTAAAGCAAAAACAATTTATATAGAAGTATGCTTTATAGATAGTTCTGGAGATGTAGCCATACTTAATAAATATGGAATGAATGGAATTGCTAAATCAATAGTAAATGGTGTTTTAGGTACATCTTCAAATGTAACACCTGCACCAAGCGAACCAACAAATAATAATAGTTGGATTAATTTAGATGGTAAAACAGGTACAATAAATACCCCAAGCGGTGTAAATATTAGAGAAAAGAAATCTACATCTTCTAAAATATTAGGGGCTTTACCTAATGGTGCCAAGGTTAATTTATATCGTAAAGAAGGAGATTGGATACATATTTATTATCCACCACATGGGGGTTATGTGTATGCTAAATATATAAGATATTAAATTTAAAAGGTAGTTCCTTAATTGGAACTACCTATTATTTTTCCAACCTACTTTAATTTTAAAACCTATCTTACTCATTGCTATACAAGGGCTTAGGATAGGCTTTTTATATAAATTTTAAATTATCTCAATTGGTTGGAAAATTTTCTTTAGAATCTTGTAAAATCAATACTTCTATGTTATCCTTAAAAATAAGGAATGGCTATTTTACTATGATTGAACATTAACATGAGATGTATTTAAATGATTCATTATTCGCCATTGCTTATCACCTCGATATCAATTGAACATTAACATGAGATGTATTTAAATTCACTTTCGCACCCTCCCTGCTGTATTGGTGTATATATTGAACATTAACATGAGATGTATTTAAATATATAGCTTTTAATCTGTTTTTTAGAATCATAATCAATTGAACATTAACATGAGATGTATTTAAATCTGAAGCCTTATAACGTTCCCTAAACTCTGTATCATTGAACATTAACATGAGATGTATTTAAATATGGTCTTATATTATTATGAGCTTCTAAAACTAAATTGAACATTAACATGAGATGTATTTAAATCCGACTTGTTGTTTTAGTTCTGCAAATATATATATAGTTGAACATTAACATGAGATGTATTTAAATTTTTTAGGGAATCTATTAATCTTAAACTCTCTTGGTTGGACATTAACATGAGATGTATTTAAATCATTGACCTATTACATATTTATCAAGTTCTTTAACAGTTGAACATTAACATAAGATGTATTTAAATTAGCTTATTGATTCGTATTTACTAGCGATTGTATTAAGTTGAACATTAACATAGGATGTATTTAAATTTTCCACCTAATCTAGTAATACCGTCTACATCAAAGGTTGAACATTAACATAGGATGTATTTAAATTTTAATCTATTAATATAAACTTTTCTACTTTGAACAGTTGAACAATAACATGAGATGTATTTAAATGCTGTAATGTCTGTAGTGTACTCCAAAGCGTAGTTGTTGAACATTAACATGAGATGTATTTAAATACTTCTCTTTGTAATTCTGAAAGAACAAAGGCATTTCGTTGAACATTAACATAGGATGTATTTAAATTTTATAAGAACCAATTTTCTAGCTTGTATCTCTTGGTTGAACATTAACATAGAATGTATTTAAATCAATAAGCTCCTGCTAAAGTTTTACCTCTTAAATATGTTGAACATTAATATAGGATGTATTTAAATTATTTATCCACTTTATTACGTTCTACTAACCATTTTGTTGAACATTAACATAAGATGTATTTAAATCAAATTTTATCTATATGATTTAGATTAACTCTTTCAGGTTGAACAATAACATGAGATGTATTTAAATTGTACTGTTTGATTAATGTTGTCTATCTGATTTTCAAGTTGAACAATAACATAAGATGTATTATTAAAAATGGTAGTTGTAGCTTATGCTATAGCTATTATTTTTTTATTTTTTATTGGGAAAATTATTGTAATTTATATAAATGTTTCATAAAAAGGTATTGACTTCTTATACTACACGTAGTATAATTATAATTGTAGGAAGGAGGTGAAATAAAGATGGTTGATAAAATTGAAAAAGTCGGTAAAGTGGTGGAAGCACTTACCGACTTGGCACTTAAAATAGGCACTTTACTAGCAGTCATTAAAATGGTGCTAGATAGCCTAAAATAAACCCATAGGGAGGGTAAAACCTCCCTTACTAATAAAATATCACATTAACCATCTTAATTCAACATGAAAAAAAGTTTAATAAAAGAAGCTTTAAGACTAGTAGGTAGTATAGCCTGGTTAATCATAATAATTATTGGCTTAATAATCCTAATAGTGAAAGGAGTATTTTAATTATGAATGATAAAAAATCACCTCAAACAATAGCAAATCAAAATTGGGAGAAAAAAAATAGAGAGTATGCAAGCTATTTAAAAAGCAGAAGCAGTGCTAGAAGCTTTATAAGGAATAAAGCAACACTAGAAGATATAGAAGAACTTAGGAATTTATTAAAAGAAAGAGAAGGGAATTTAAAATGCGAAAGGGAATAA